GATGGTTATGGGAAAGGAAAAATCCAAAAAGGGTGAGTGGGAATGTTAAAGCGTTTTGAACCTAATAGGGGAGGGAATTAGTCAAAAAGATAAAATGAGAGAATAAAAAAAAAAAAAAAAAAAAAAAAAAAAAAAAAAAAGAAACCCTGCCCGAGGAGCTACTTAAAGTATAACTCAACCCGGGCAGGGGATCAGTTGGGGTTACTCCCCCTCGAGCTCTTCGTCGTCGTCTGCGCCCTCTTCGGAAGCAGCCTCGGCCTGCTTGGCAGCGCGCTGGGCAGCCTTGCGCTCCTTGAGCGCGTTCAGCTTCTCCTGCTTGTCAGCCTCGAGCTCACCGTTCTCGTAGGCCTCGAGGATCTGCTCGACCTCGGGATCCTGCGGACCCGACCAGGTCCAGCGAGCACGGTTGCCGGCGACGATCTCGCGGTCAAGACGGCCATCTCGAGCCATCTTGCGAAGGAGGGTGCGAAGGTCGCGAGTCTTGACATCCTTGCCGTAGCGAACCTTGATAATCTCGACGATGTCAGAAACACCGAAGACATCCTCATCGGTTGCCTCGGGCTCCGGAGCCGGGGCGGGCTTTGCTGCAGCCTTCTTCGTGGCAGCGGTCTTGGTCTTAGTGGCCATGTTATTATTCCTTTGTTTTTCTTAGCTCACTATCATCTGATCAGTAAGCGTGGCTCAAATGGAGCAATGCATAAGCTACTTTATATCCATTGCTGCGCATTGTCAAGGAAACTCGGCTAAGATAATCAGCTTTGACAAGGTACTAATGGTCATATATGATTGAGGTATGACTTTCCACAATTCTTAGAGGAGCTGCAATGGCTAGTCGATATCTGCTTATTGAGTTCGACAACAGTGAACAAGCAGATGCCTTACGCGCACAAATAGATGCTGCCACAAGGCGAGGTAAGAGATTTAGGGTAGTTGGACTATTCTCTAAGCCAGGACCAAGGTTTTGCCAGTGCGGTAAGTATGAGAACAAGAGAGGTCAGCAATCTACTCTCAAGCGAGGTGAGAAGTTTGGTTGGTATGTCTGCACTGAATGCAAACTTCCTGCCCCAATCATGTCTCACCTCAAGAACCTGATTAAACCATCTGATATCATTAATCCACCTAAATCCGCGATTCTCAATTCGAGAACACATGCCCCAACGGACATGGGATTCTATACTTATGGCCTCAATGCGCAAACATTGAGCCAGTTTGAAACTTCGGACTGATCGATAAGCGCCCGGTCAGTCCGAACAGCTTGGGAGATAGATGAGCACCATCTATAAGTTCAAAAAGAAGCCGTATCGTCACCAGGTTCTAGCGATCAAAAAGCTCATGAGTACGGGCTATGGTGGTGCCCTCCTCATGGAACCCAGAACCGGTAAGACTAAAGTGGCTATTGACTACACAGCGATTCAACATGTTGGTCATGGTGTCAATAGGGTGCTAGTGGTCTGTCCAGTAGTCGCATTTGAGGTGTGGAAACAACAGCTCAAAGAGAACATGCCTTATAAGTACCGCCTAACTGTTTGGGATCGTAGGGGAAGAAAACGCAGTGAAAAGAAACTACCCCCCTATGGTCAGGATATTCTGGACATAGTTATAATCAACTATGATGCCTTTGCTACTCCTGGTGATTGGCGACGGCATCGTAGCGGACCTAATAAGGGTCAGCCCATAGTAAAGAATGGCACTAAGATTCGAGCACGCCGAGGTGGTCGATTCGATATGATCAAGGCTTTTAAACGGTGGCAACCTCAGCTCATTATTCTTGATGAGTCACACCGTATTAAATCTCCCAGTGCCAAGAAATCTACTGCCCTACATAGCATAGGTAAGGTTGCTGATTACCGTCTACTTCTGACGGGTACAGTTGTCACCAAAAGTAAGAGGCTGTTTGATATCTATAGTCAATGGCTATTCTTGAACCCTGATCGATTCCAGGGTATGAACTTCAATGAGTTCAAACATCGTTATGGGCGGTTTATTATGCAGGACCGCTATGAGAAATGGCTTGGTCCTATTAATCAAACTGACCTACACAAGAAAATACACCGAGATGCTTTTAGCATCACCAGAGAGGAATGTTATGACCTACCAGCCCAGACATCTCAGATCATCCCCGTCCCTCTGGAAGAGAGTGCGGAACTCTATGATCAGATGGCGGAAGACATGGTCGCTCGTATTGAAACGGGGGAAATAACTGAAGCATCGATTCGCCTTGTTCAGCGACTAAGGCTTCAGCAGATTACCTCGGGAATTACTAAAACAAATCCCACTCCTCAGTATCCTAAAGGCCGTATCGCAGTAATAGGTACAGAAAAACTGCGAGCGATTGAGGATCGCCTTGAGGATCTTATGGAAGCAGATGAGAAGGTAGTCATAGGTGCACTCTTCAAAGCAGATATACAGCGGCTCGAGGCACTCGGGAAAAAACTTAAGGTACCCACCTTCGCTTTACATGGGGGAACCCCTGGCCGTATCAGGGGAAAACTACCGGAACAGTTTAAAGCGGCTCACGGAGGTGCTATCTTCATTGGGCAACCAGCTGCGGCAGGTGAAGCAATTGATCTCTCCTGTGCTAGCATCCTTCAATGGTATAGCCTTCCCTCCAGCTGGGTCAACTTTCGTCAGTTCTCAGATCGAATCGCCCTTAGTGATAAACCAACATTCCATGAGTTCTATCTCGCTGCAGGTACAGTTGACTTCATGCTCTATGAAACCCTCATGGAAGATGGGGACATCGGTAAGAAGATGATTTCCTCGCCTGAGAGGTTGCTTCGACTGGGTGTGGGATTAGAGTAATTGACAAGGTGCATGGGTTTTTGATATGATCCATGTACAAGATAAAGAAAGGCTCTAGTCAATGACATTGGCAGAACTATTGAGTAAACTTGAAGAGGCTCAACTTAGGTTGCCTGACTTCAATCCTGAAGATATTCGAGTCAGAGTAATGGATGCTGACAATGGTTATTGTTATGACCTTAACCTTGGTGGGCTTCAGACTGAATCTTCACCTGACACTGCCATCATCTGGCTTACAGTGAGTGAAGCATGATCATCGTTGAAGGTCCAGATGGATCTGGTAAAACTACCCTTATCAAGTTGCTCAAGGATGAGCTGAACATTCCAGTAGCCCCTCGAGTGGTTAGCAAAGAAACCAAGGCTATGACCAATCTTCAAGATTGGGTAGATAATAACCTTGACGAGGGTTTCCAAAAAGTCATCTTCGATCGCTATCGTTTGATTAGTGAACCTATCTATGGCCCTATCCTTCGAAAAGGTCAGTCTGAGGGTTTTGACTCACTTATGTGGCTTGGTCCTCGACTCAAGCGATTCTATGAGCTTGAACCGATCATCATCTATTGCCTTCCACACCTCTTTACTGTTGTGAAGAACATTGGACGAGACCATGACAATGATGTAGTTAGGCCTCATATCCAAGCTATCTATACTGCTTACGTTGCAAAGGCTGCAATGGATTATGCATTAGCCCCTGGGCGAGTGCATGTTTGGGACTATGAACATAGTCCTCAGGTAATGGGTCGGCCTATCTGGCTCCCAACAATCAAGGAAGAGCTTAAGAAGCGATGACCCAAGAAGATGACTATATCGATCGTCTCGGTGAGATGTTCGAGAAGCAGGATCAACTCCAGTCTAGTACCTATGGTGATGGCAAATCACCTCGGGATTTTAGTCAAGAGGCTAAGATCGAGTTTATCAAGACCAATGTGATCGCCCTGACTGACGAATTGCATGAAGCCCTCGGTGAAGTTGGATGGAAGCCTTGGGCTACCAGCAAGCACATCAACATCGAGGCTTTTAAGTCTGAACTTGTCGATGCCTGGCACTTCTTCATGAATCTGGCCATCGTGGTCGATATGACACCTGAGGATCTTTATCAGGGATACCTTGCCAAACGAGCCAAGAACATCAAGCGCCAGGAAGATGGCTATGATGGAGTCAGTACTAAGTGTCCTGGTTGCGGTCGTGCCCTTGATGATGATGCAGTTGACTGCTGCGTCGAGACCATTCGTATCGGCGAGCAGGACATCTGGTGCTTCGTTAAGAACGAGCGATTCACGGTGAAGCGATGAGAACTTACACTGCAGCTACAATGACCGAGCTTTATGACAAGCTCACAGATAGCCTCATCATGGCCACTGAAGATGAACTCGATGTTATTTCTACCGTCGATGTTCAGATCCATGACATCATGGGTGAAGCAGCCAGTATGAAGTGGGACTTTGACTTCAAGTCTGCTTGGCTCACTAAATCCCGTTGGTCGATGATGGTTCGCCAGTATATCGATCCTGAAGAACTGGAGGCTTGGATTGGCCGATGCACCAGCAGAATTGGACTTCGCGGCCGGGGAGTCGCTGTCTTTAGAACTAAGGTCGTCGCTCCACGGGGTGGGGCTGCTACTGGTCATACTAACAAGGAGACCAGACGTTGGGGTAGTTGCATGCTCAATATCTCGTATAAGGCCCTACCGACTCCTCAGATCACTCTCTTTTCCCGAACCTCTTACCTTGGTTACATTGGAGCGCTCGATCTCTCTGTTGCCTGGATGGTCGGGAGTTACCTTGCCAAGGAGATGGGTGTTAGTGTCGAAAGGTTCAAGTTCGTCTGGGTCAATCAGGCAATCCAATGGCACAACTTCAAGTCGCTGGCTTACATGCTCAACCACACCAATCCCGAGCAGAGAGAGCAATATCGACGGTATCTAATCTCACCGAGTGCTGAATTGGCAGGTGTGGAAAAGAGGGCCATCCTCGACCACCCTGCAATCAAGCTGTCACGCAAGTGGTTGCAGAAGGTTATTCGAGAAGATGCCGCCGGCAGAACTTATGGTGATATGACCTATAACACCTTTAGAAGAATCGTTCGTCGATTCCATACTGAGGTGTATGGTGAGGAATATGCCAAGCAGTTTGAGGGATGGTCATACTTCAAAAAGGGTGATCGAACCGGTGAGCAAAAAGAGTTCTTTAAACTCTACAATTTGCTCCCGTCAGTAAAAGTTGATAGCCTAGATTTATCGCCCATTCGTATGCCGATGTCACGAAATTATGGGGAACCCTTTATCGGCGAAATAGAAGACGAGGATGATGATGACTAAGGCTCGGGGTATCGTAACCTGCCCCACCTGCATTCATGAGGTTAGGCGGCAGGAGCCACATGTTGAATGGATGGATGTCTATATCTGTGACAATCCCTCATGCCCCGTATTCAACTTCACTATTCGGTGGGCATCATCACCCGCAAGCTCATCACAAGTCGATCAGTCAGCTCTCCAAAGCCGATAGGAGATAAACTCTTGCATCACTATGATTCACCTTACTTCATCGATAACTTTCTGGCCATTCGGAAAGAGTTGATAAACCAACCAAACGTCAATGTTGGGGAATGGCAATCTCAGCATGATCAGGAGAAGTTCTTGATGAAAGAACTACTTCATGTGACTATGGAATATGATCTACCTGAGAATGCTCTTTTGCTAGGAGTAGCTACAGGAGCTCGATTGCCCTGGGCTGAAGATCACTTCCAGGAACGAGTGAGTGGTAAACCTCTCAATCCTGCACCAAGTGAAGCCTGGTGGCCTTTCAGGCAGAACAAGTCGGGTAATACCAATGAAGCTCACAAGAGTGAAGGTGGTCAAGCCTTTAGCCACACTTATCCTGAGCGAATGTGGCCGAAGTTCGCTAATCCCATTGGTGATGGCATCATGGATGAACACGATCTAAACCCAATGATGGGTATTAGGTTTAACTATGGTGATCTTGTAGATGTGGTCAAGCAATTGGTACATCATCCCATGACTCGCCAGGCTTATCTACCCATCTGGTTTCCGGAGGATACTGGGGCTGTCAAGGGTCAGCGAGTTCCTTGTACCCTGGGTTACCATTTCATCATTCGTGATGGTAAGTTGGACATCAGCTATTTCATGCGATCTACAGACTTGCTTCGTCATTTCCAGGATGATGTCTATATGGCAGGTCGACTTGCTCAATGGATGGTAGATGAGATTAACTTCTCTTATGAGACTAGTTATTATGGTGACGTCTATCCCACCCCAGATGAACAAAAACTTGAGGTTGGTAAACTAATCTTCCACACCGCCAACATGCATATCTTCGTTGGTGATGTACCTCTGATCAACTATTGGGAATCCCAAGGTAAGGTTTGGTACTGATGAGAGAAAGTCGCCGAATTAGGACTAGTTTTATCAAGGTTGCTTATAACCTTAGATACTATGAGTGGTATTCTTGGAACCCTAATGTGAATTATGACACTCTTAATTTCCATCACGGGGCTGCACTGAATGGACCGAGATACCTATGAGAATTACAAGAGATGACATGCTTATGGAGGTGGCATTAGTTGTCGCAAAACGAGGAACCTGTAGTAGACTCCAAGTTGGTGCAGTTATATCTCGAGATGGAAGAATCATTACGACAGGTTACAATGGAGCTCCATCAGGCCTCCCCCATTGTGACCACCGTTTCGATGGACCCGAGGCTGGGGGATGCGAGATCGCAGAACATGCTGAGAGAAATGCAGTCGCATTTGCGGCAAAGTATGGACTCGCTCTCGACAATGCGGAAGTCCATTGCACCCATGCGCCTTGTCTCGCCTGTAGTAGAACCCTTGTCAATTCAGGCATCACCCGCGTTAGTTATGCCATACCCTATCGATTGACTGCTGGTGTGGAATTGCTTGAAACTGCTGGAGTCGAAGTGTTGCAACTAAGTTTGCCCAATGGTAGAATGCTATGGTGATCTTAGTTGACCGATGCAACTTCTGCAATGAGCATGACGTAGAGTCATATGCCAAGGGCCCAAAAAACGCAGATATCGTTGTAGTTACTAATCGTAAGAATAGTACCAGATTTCAAGATGCACTTGAGCTCGAGCTAACACAACTCGGTCTTGATGTGGGTGAGATTTACTTTACCCCAGTAATCAAGTGCACTGACTACAATACTTCTCCAACGAATAAGCAACTAAAGGCCCATGCACAAGACTACCTGATACCTGAACTCGAGAGGGTTAAACCCCAGTTTATCTTGGCTCTAGGCAATGAGGCCTTGCTAGCCATTACTGGCAAGTCAGGTATTACAAAGTATCGGGGTCGTACTTTTGAGGCAATGGGTGCAAAGGTAGTTTCCACTATTTCACCATCAGCGGTGAATCGCAACCCTGGCCAAAAACCTGCATTTCTTGCTGACCTTAGGCTCTTCGTCAACAATGTGATGGATAGGTCAGCAGGTATTAAACCTCCCAAGTATCTCACAGTGGATACTAAGGAGAGTTTCGATAAGATGCTAAAGATCCTCGACATGTGCGAGGAAATCGACATTGACATTGAGACTACTCGGGATGAGTATTATACTCCAGAATTCCGAATGATCAGCCTTGCTGCTACATGCGAGGTGCGCACTTCCTTTGGTGAACTAAAGATAGCAGTATTTGCTCTACCTCTTTACCATCCTCAATCACCCTGGCGGGGTCAATGGCAAAAGGTTCTACGAATCTTTGGTAAGCATGTACATAAGATTAAGAGGGTAGTTGCTCATAATGCCTCCTTCGACTGTAAAGCCCTCATGTGGTGTGGAGTACCCCTTTTACCCACCTTTGATACCATGCTCGCCATTCACTTGCTCAATGAGAATGTGCAACGTGGTCTTAAACCTCAGGCAATGGCTCGACTTGGGGTAGAGCCTTGGGGTATTGATACTGGCAACCTGTTCAACTACCCAATTGAAGAAGTACTTCATTACAACGTTCTTGATACTTGGTATATGTATCATGTCAAGAAGCAATTGCTCGAAGAGCTTAAGGAACAACCTCGACTTCTTCGCATCTTTAGTAAGTTGACGATGCCGGCACAGCGAGAACTTATACCCAGTGAGATAAGGGGTGCATGGATCGATGTCGATAGACTCAAGGCAAGAAAACCCCAGGCTGAACAACGACTTGCCGACATTGAGCAGCGTATCCGAGAGGCTGCAAAACTCCCTGACCCTAATTCAGAAGAGTGGCCTGCCACTATCAGACATCTCAAATCGGGTGATCGCCGTATTCCCTGGACCGAAAACTTCAATGCATCGCAGTTTGCAAGATGGATGCTTTTCGATCATCTGGGACTTCCTGTTGCAGAGCGGGGAAAACCTAAGCCAGATGGTTCACCAGGTGACCCAAGTATGGCTGAAGGTCAACTCATGGCTCTCAAAGAGGCTCACCCAGTAATTCCACACATGCTTGATCGAGTGACTGCGCAGAAGCACCTCTCGAGTTTCTTCAATCCATATGCGGAGCTCTACGATGAAAACCACAGAATTCATACCACATTCAAGCTCGCGGGTACAGTTACTGGGCGACTCAGTTCTGGTAAAGCTGACGCGGATAAAATATCAGGTACTAGGGGTAAACTTCGAGGTGTCAATCTGCAGCAGGTTCCTCGCGACCCCTTTATCCGGGGGCTTTTCGGTGCGCCGCCTGGGTGGACCTTCGTTGAGAGTGACTATTCACAGGTCGAACTGAGGGTAGCTGCATACCTAGCTGATGAAACCACCATGAAGCATATCTATGCAACTGGTGGTGATATTCACCTCTCAACTGCAGCTCGAGTTACTGGATTGCCCCCATCTCAGGTTACCAAGGAAATTCGTAAGGTAGTTGGAAAACCAGTTAACTTTGGCTTTCTCTATGGTATGAGTTGGAGAAAGTTCATTATTACCGCATTCGAGAACTATGGTTCTCACTTCTCTGAAGCTGAAGCTAGGGGCGCTCGCGAGGCATACTTTGCTCTATATCCTAAATTGCTTCCCTGGCACGCCAAGCAGCGACGATTGGTGAATGAATATGGTCGAGTAGTAAGTCCTCTGGGGCGCGTCAGGCACCTCCCTGACATATACTCACCTGATAAGAAGGTGCGCGCTGAAGCTGAAAGGCAAGCGATCAACTCACCCGTTCAAGGTTTCGCTTCTGACCTGGCACTTCTCAGTATGATCATCATTAACCAACGATTCAAGGAGATGGGTGCTGAAGCCCATTGCATTGGTTTGGTTCATGATGCTCTGAACTTCGAGATTAGGAATGACTGGCTTAGTCGCTGCCTGCCTGTGATCAAAGATACAATGGAAGATATGGACATTGTATATAAGAAGTTTGGTACGGTAGTTGATATACCAATTGTTGCTGACGTTGCAGTTGGTCAGCACTGGGGCGATAAGAAAGAACTCACGCCTGAGCAAGTGTATGACTTTAAGCTTGAGTACAGGGGAAATTGACACCTGCTGCAGGGTTGATATAATTGATCTATAGAAAGGGGATGACAATAATGACTGAGTTAACCTACATAGGCACAAGAAAAACGCAGCAGGGTAAAACTCTTTATCTCTATCGCAGAGATCAAGCTAATGGTCGATGGAAATTGGCAATTCTTCAAGAGAGCCTCATTCCAGTACTTATTGGCAGTGTAATGGAAGTGGATGAACCATCACCAGGTAAGTTTAGCAAGCACCGCATTCGGCTTCTAGAGGTCAAGTATGATGCCCTCGCCGAAAAGTGGAAAAGACTAGATGGCAAGGTGATCTAAATGCCACTCTGCCGTCGAACTTCAAAGCCAATCATTCGAACCGAGCTTGATGCCAAGATCGCATTGGCTCGACGCCTTCGTAATGATAGGGGTGAGATTCGCTACTACAAATGTGAATTCTGCCACAAATACCACCTTACTTCACAGGAGAAGAGAAGCTAACTTGTTCATCTTGGCTAGAACCGCAACAGGTAGACCCTCACTGCAACACGCCACTGATGACCTAGAAGTTACCCTCTGCGGTATAACTATGCGCGGATGGTCTAGAGCTTATCTCCCCCCAATTATTCCCCAGATTCTTTGTAAGAAATGTGGAAAGGCGCTCGGTGTCAAGGCCTGATAGAAGTAAACACCTCCAGAATAAGAAGCGCCAAAACAAGCATACTACTTTCGCTGACTGCATAAGGTGTGGAAAGCGAGCCTATTGGAGTGAAGAAGCCCATCGATGGTTCCACACCAAGCCTTTGCGAGATGAAGACTGGCATCGGGTTAGTGTTGATTGACTGACAATACCAAGTTTGATAGCATGGTATTACTAAACTTTTTCTAGGAGCTCAACTTGCCTGCTCAAAACATTGGGATGCCTTTGTCGGAACGCCCAAATAGTCTCTATTGGGATCCCACCGCCAATGATGGTCAAGGTGGTAGTATTACCACTCATTCAATGGTGAAGACCTTCCGGCGATGCCCAAAGCAGGCTGAGTATAAGTATTACCATCGACTTTTGCCCAAGCGACTCGGTTCTCCACTGAAGCGAGGAACTTGGGTACATGCGTTGTTGGAGGCTTATCACAGCGGGCAGGACTGGAAAGAGGTTCATGCTCGTTATAGCCATGAGTTTAATCAACTCTTCGATGAAGAGAAAGATTACTATGGCGACATGCCTACTGAAATCTACCGCATGATGAGTGCATACATATGGCACTATAAAAATGATCCCTGGGAATGGATTGATACCGAGTTTACGTTAGAGGCAAAGTTGCCAGATGGTACCATTGCTCGAGGTAAGATCGACTCCCTAATTCGTAACGCCTTTGGTCTATGGATTGTAGACCATAAGACTCACAAGTCTCTGCCTGACCATAACTTCAGACTGATGGATGCTCAGTCTGCCGAATATCTTTGGTTGGCTCAAGAGAATGGTATTGAAGTTCAAGGCTTTATCTGGAACTACCTTCGATGGAAGCCCCCATCGGTTCCCAAACTTCTGGTCAAGGGTGACCGCATTAGTGATTCTGGTCTAGATACTGATTACCCCACCTTTGTTAGAGCACTGAAGAAGTACAAGCAAGAATCGCCTAACTTCCAAATCAGGGAGAAAGACCGTGAGCTTGCTCGATATCTAAAGTCGCAGCAGTATGAGTTTGGTAAACCTCAAACTTCCAGTTTCTTCCGTCGCGACGTATTCGAGAAAACCCCTGATCTGCTTGAGCGAGTGATGCAGGGTTTTTACAGGACTTCTCAGCGACTCCATTCATATGACTTCAGTGATCCCGATATGGTCGAGCGGGTACCTGAAAGAAGCTGCACCTTCGCTTGTAACTATGTTGACATTTGTGCTGCAGAACTTCTTACTGGAGATAGTAGATCACTCAGGAAATCCAACTACAAGGTTGGCGATCCTAACTACTATTACAATGATAATGAAACCAAGTACGAGAAAGAGGAAAGATAACATGGATTACAGCGGTCACACAGGTCCCAATAAGGGATATGAGGAGGGTTCTGAAGGATGGACTCTCAATCAGACCAGGGTAATGACCCCAAGAGGTGATCAATACAACCTCAGTGCCCAGCTTGATCGAGAAGAGGAGTACATCGATCAGCTGAATAAGTTGGTCGAGATGGCTCACCTGAGGCTTAGTCCAGTCCTTAAGCCGGAAGTCACTCCTGGTATGGTAAGTAGTGACGAGGCTGAGGCAATGATGGCCCCCCTTACGGCTCGAATCTATAGCCAAAACAATCGGTTGCGTCACGTAATCGATGGCCTTGAGTCGCTGCTTGGTTTGGCAGACCTCTAGTGGCAAAGGATTATAACTCCATCGCTCGAGAGCGAATTACCCATCCGGCAGATATCAAGCGGTTTCCCAAGCTGCTGATCTACTCTCGTAACAAAAAGGGTAAGACTACCTTCGGTCTTTCTGCTGGTGTGGAAAAGACGCTAGTGCTCGACCCTGAGCATGGCACAGATGAAATGCAGACCAAGAACCCCAATGTTTGGCATATCGAACGATGGGAAGACTTGGATGATGCATACAACTTCCTTCGGTATGGTAAGCATTCATACCAGTGGTGTTTGGTAGATGGTCTTACCAAGCTGAGCAATATGTCACTGAAGTATGTCATGAAGCTTCAGGAAGAGAAGAGCCTGGATCGTATTCCTGGGTTGGTTCAGCAACGAGACTATGGTAAATCTGGTGAGCTTATGAAGGATATGCTTACCCGTTTCCATGCCATGCCTATGGGGGTTGTCTTTACGGCTCAGGAACGAATGGAGCAGGCTCAAGACTCAGAAGAAGATGATGACATCGAGGATAACGATGCATACTTCATTCCTGACATGCCAAAGGGCGTGAGAGGCTATGCCAACTCCATTGTCGATGTAATCGGTCGACTCTATGTAGCCAAGGTCGATGATAAGGCTGAGCGACGCCTATGGATTGGTGAGTCGCTTAAGTATGACACCGGTTATCGTTCAGACTTCACATTGCCTGACTATGTTCGTAACCCGACTATTCCCAAGGTAGTTAGGCTTATGAGAACAGGATCAGCTGTAGTCAAGAAAGCATGAGGTTTATGACTCCGTAACTGAGAGATGATATACTAATTCCACACCAGCCAATCACAAAGGGATAATATCAATGGCAACCACAAAACAGGTCGACTTCTCGAACGTCAAGGATGGCGGTAACTTCAACAGACGCCGCGTTCCTGCAGGCGATTACCTTGCGGTGATCACCAAGGTCGAGGATGCCAAGGCCAAGGATGACGTTTTCCAGTACCTCTTCTCGATTAAGCTCGTGAAGCGTCCTGCGTCGGTCTTCCCCTACTACTGCAAGCTTCAGGAGAACCAGCTCTGGAAGCTTCGGAACCTGCTCATCGCCGGCGGTCTTAGCGTGCCTAAGAAGCGCCAGCGAGTCGATCCTAACCGACTCGTGAACAAGCAGATCGGGGTGACCATCGAGGATGCTGACTTCGAGGGCAAGGAACAGTCTGAAATCGCCGGTGTTTTCCCGGCGGCTGAACTCGATGACCAGGTGACTGGTGATGATGAGGATGAGCCGGAGGAAGACGAGGACGAGGACGAGGATGCCTCGGAGGACACCGACGAGGATGAGGCTGAAGACGAGGCTGAGGAAGCTGAAGATGAGGCTGATGAGGACGAGGCTGAGGAGGATGAAGAGGAAGAGGATCCTCTCGCTGCCCTCGACCGCAATGCTCTGAAGGCTGAAATCAAGAAGTTCCAGGCTGACTTCCAGGCTCGCAAGTCGCAGACTGATGATGATCTGCGCGATGTGCTGCGCGAGAAGCAGGCTGCTGCAAAGCCGAAGACGAAGCCCGCGGTCAAGGCCACAACCAAGAAGAAGCCGATCAACGAGGTTTCTGATGACGAGCTCGAAGAGCTTGACATCGACTCCCTCTGAGAATCACTGGTGCTTGGGATGATAACTCAAGGTAGATGATTATCTGCTAAAGGCATAAAAACGCAGCCAGTAGGCATGCCCCCGACTTTGAGTCGGGGGTATTGTCTTGTGTGGATTCACCATATTCCTTGACTCCGCGAAAGCGGATCATATAAGATTCTAGCGATCACCACGAAGGAAAGGAGGGGATCATGAGTCAACCAGAATCTAGACTTAGTCGGAAGATCATGGATGCTCTTCGACTCGAGGGCTACTTTTGCTTTAAGGTCCATGGGTCGGAGTTCATGATGGCCGGTTTGCCTGACATTATCGTTTGCGCCAAGGGTCAGTTCATCGGACTGGAAACGAAGCTTCCCTCAACTCGAGGTGATGTTTCTCCCCGACAGCGATATGTCCACACCCAGATCGAGCATGCTGGTGGCACAGCTCAGGTAGTTTGTTCGCCGCAAGAAGCCCTGGATGTAGTGAATCGAGTATTGATCGATGCGTAGGGGTAGGAAATCATCCCATAGCGCCTCAGGGATTGTTCCTAGCGCTCCTTTAAGCTATGATGATCAGGTGCTTGCATGGCGTAAGAATCTGACAGAAACTGACTGTAGGAGCCTCGCCAGCGATTATCTTCGCGGCATAAAACAGCCAGATACTCATGATGCTTATGATGAGTACCAAGAGCGATGGGGAGAGGCTGAGAGTAATCGGGCAGCTTCTCGAGATAAAAAGAAAGCCCGTCAATCGCGCTATGCATGATTGATCAAGCAGCATATGATCGGCGATTAGGGATAAACCTCGCAATGCTGACAAACACTTCGATATGCGATGCGATATCATCATGAAGTCGGCTCAGATGCGGAGCACTCCCGATCTGCAGGCCTCTTCTAGCAACTTCTAGTTTAAGGAGGCCATCATGGCCGTTGCAGCACGATTCTATGTAAGTGCCATTACTAAGCGTGCAGCCAATACTGGCGGAATTCAGCTTGAACTTCTACCAGTTACTCGCGATCGATCGAATAATGACTGGAGTGAATATACTCCCAGCGGCAAGATTGAGATGTATATCTCTCAAGGTGATGCTGTGAAGTGGTTCGAAGATCGACTCGGCAAGGATATAGCCATTACCTTCGAAGATCGTGATTCTTCAGAAGGATAAGGTGGGGTAACACAAACCTAACCCCCGGTCAGGCAATTGGGGGAAGAACCTGATCGGGGGCTAGGAGTGTGTTAAGCCTTGATGTAGGAGGTGTCACCTACTGGCTCGGGATGGGTGAGGCGATGGTATTCCATGTTCTTGCGGCGCTGCCTCTTGGATGGGTGAACCTCAAGGGTGCGTTCATCCTGCACCATGCGAGCCACTCGATCCTGATAGGGCGTACCCTGCTTGGGCTGCCGTTCGAATTTGATACCGGCCCTTTTACGGGCCTTGCGTGCTGCGTTGCTCATCTTAGTCGTCGAGCTCCAGGTCCTCGTCATCCAGCTCTTCGTCATCGAGGTCAAGTTCTTCAATCTCGTCGACTTCCTCGATCACCTCAGCGGGTGTGGAAGACTTGCTCTTTCCCTTGCCACGGCCGCCCCCCTGACCCCTTGCCGGCGCGTTTGCCTTGGCTGCGGTGAAGGCTTCCTTGATCTTCTCGACCTCGTCGGGGGTGAACTCATACCGACCACCCGAACCGACTGCCTTGATCGGCGATGCAGCAGAGCGGAGGAACTGCCTGAGCGTCTTGGCCTCGATGTTCAGCTCAGTAGCGACGACTTTGGCAGGTACCGAGTCGGGCTTCACCTCGCGCTTCGGGGTTGACTTCTTCGAAGACTTCTTCGTTGCCGGCATGTCATCGATTTCATCCTGCTCTTCAGGCTCATCGAGTTCATCGTCTTCGGCCTCGTCGTCGACCTCTTCATCATCGACCTCATCATCGAGTTCCTCGTCGTCATCGAGCTCTTCATCAGAGTCCTCGAGGTCGGCCAGGGCGTCGATGTAGTCTCGCTTCTTCCAGCCAGACTCGGCTTCGATGTCGTGCTCTTCGATGAGTTCCTTGAGATCAGCCAGCGTCTTCTTGCTCAGCTCGGCCTCGGTGTAAAGCGCCATGTTTGGATTTCTCCTTAGTTATTGAATTAATCGCCCTTTAGCGATATGTAGACTTTATCGGCATCGCCCATGCATGTCAAGGTGGGATGCAAACCTTTTTTAAATTGCTTGGCACTCCGTGTAATATGTACTGGGTAGCAAGTCAACCTTACAATGCCAGCAACAATAGTGTGTATCTTCATTCGCTATTTCTTCAGCTGCTTCAGTCACTTCTATGTGAAGAGCATCATCATGAACCCTCACTTCTACTGGCATCATCCTCAATTGCACCCATTGATGCTTCATCCAGCTTAACCTCTGCTTCCACTATAGAATATGCTGCCATTGCATCGGAGAGTATATCTCCAATGGTCATCATCATGCCGGCCACAGCAAAATGACCTTGGTTTTCCATCTGTTGTGCTACTTCACCCAAGGTTCTGTGGGTGGTAACCAGGTCCTCAATGGTTATAGCCATCAGATGACTCGCGGTGCGATAAAGGGTCGGTTGATGTCCCACTGCTGAGCATTGAGAGGATCACGCAAATCAACCACTCGTTCACTAGCCCCGCAGATGACGCATCGCTGAGTTGGCTCAGCAAGTGGCAGGGTATAACTGGATCCCTTGCGATTGAGATTAAGAGAGGCAATTCGCCATACAGTAGGACGGCGGCAATGGGAGCACCAATAATGCTGATCCATGTCAGCCTCGATTCTGGGCTTCCACACCTTCGTGACTAGGATCGGCTTGTTCTTGGCGTCGAGTTTACCCTTTACCTTTACCGTGCGCACGGGGGGGATAAAACCGAGAGCTGGACAATTGATTGCCGCGTTCTGAATAAGGGGCTTCATCTTTTTGTACCCCTCAAAAGCTTCCTTGTAAGTAGCGAACTTCTTAGAACGGAAGGTTGATTCATCTTTCTTGAGGATGTACAATTTCCAGGGCAGCGTACCCTTATAATGTTCTGGTAACTTGGGTACCTTAGCGAAATATTCCCGATATGATGGATCACGGAGGAGTTCATCCAATGTGATCATTTCTGTTAGCGCCATTTGTTCCTCTCAGCGATGCCCTGCAGCGTGATATTGCAATGCTATCGACTGATCATAACGGTGTCAATATCAAAGTGGGGCATGACAATTTGACTGGGGTCAAATCATGCTTTAGCATTGACGCATTGCATTCCAAATGCACAAACCAAGTACTCAATGCAACGACACCAAGTACTCAACGTCAAAGAACCCAAGATGTTAAGAGTGAATAGGGGATACGCAGTATGACTAATAAGGTGAAACATTGGGTGAACAACCCAATATATAAGGTTGGGTTCCAAGAGGGTCGACAACGAGGTCACCAGGATGTTCTTGATATCCTCGAGACTAAGTACATGAGTGATAACATTGAGCGAGGCTCAGAAATGGGGGAAGCCATTCTTCAGCTTGCCAAAAATGTTGCTGAGGAACTACGTGGCAAGGTTAATTGACTTCGATGATCTGGGTCATATAACTCTGGATCGTCCCAAAAAGTTCATAGTAAGATACCCCCGCGAGGAAGAACAAGCTAAGAGTATGACTGAGGTTCCTCGAGAACTTCGAGAAGTGGAAGATGATACTGAAGAATGATATCTATCCACTATCATCTGCTCCACATATTTTCTAACTACCAAGAAAAGAACTGATGGTAACACGTTCACAGGTTGAAAAGTCACTCCGTCTTATCAGCCAAGCATGGGGAAAAAAACAACGAGGCTATGTTTTCTTTCCCTGGATTGATCGAATAGTCCAAATCAATACTGGAATCAGACGCAAGGGCTTCCATGAGGGAGACCCTTTTCAGTGGCCCGCGGATAAAGAGAAAATAATCGATCATATCCTTCTCCACACCAACGAGCGAGAGGGTCATGATGTCTATTGGTCAACCTCTCTTTTTGAGTATCCAATGCGACGAGAAGATGTTGCTATGGATGAGCATGCTCTATGGGCCGACCTTGATTATGTAGACCCTAGTACTCTCGATGAGTATCCTCCCACAATTGCATGGGAATCCTCACCTGGTCGTTATCAAGCACTATGGGTAGCACAAAGGGGTGATTTCCAGGGAGCCAGCTGGCCAGGCAATGAAAACCAGCGGATGACCTACTATATTGGGGCTGATGCCTCAGGCTGGGATTCTGTACAGTTATTGCGTGTACCTGGTCTGCCAAACCATAAGCCTGAGCATCGTCGAGAAGATGGTTCTTGGCCCGATGGTAAGATCCTCTGGTTCGATGGGCCTCGATACCTACCGGGTGACTTCAAGAACTTGCCCGAAGTTGCTGGTGCCAATACAGATGTAACCGATGCACTGATCAACGATATTGATGGTGTGGATCGACTGGAGGTAATCGCCAGTGTTCGACTTAAGCTTAATCACCGGGCACGTGAACTACTCTCAGCTCGTGAAGCTTATGGTGATAAATCTGACTCTCTATGGTACCTCATCCGTTGTCTTGCGGACGTCGGACTATCCATCGCGGAAATTGTTGCGGTCGTACGAGAGACGGTATGGAATAAGTTTCGAGATAGGCATGATGAGTTTCGTCGGCTTATCGCTGAAGCATCTAAAGCTATCGCTAAACGATCCGAAGAAACTACTCAAAAACTAGAAGAAGAAGCTGACGAGAATGAAGTTGAGCGTCCATCACCTCAGAGGTTGGGATTCCTCCTCAAGAACATTAAAAAGCCAAAGTATCTTATTCAGGGTGTCCTTACAGAAGGAGCGTGTGGTTTTATTGCAGGTGAGCCGAAGTGCTATAAATCCTGGGTCGGGCTGGATATGGCGCTCTCAGTTTCAACGGGGGCGGATTTCCTGGGTTACTTTAGGGTTCAAAATCCTGGGCCTGTCCTTTACATACAAGAAGAGGACCCCGCTCCAACCCTGAAGAACCGATCAGCTAAGATCTGGGTTAATAAGAGCACTGATAAGTTCGAGCTGGTTCACGAGGAAAACGCAGCAGGTCTTTATTGGCTACCTCCAGAACAGGATCAGTCATTCGACCCCAACATCAATGCCTACATCCAGCAAGGTCTTGTTATCAGTAATGAAGCGTGGCAACTATGGCTCGATGAAACTCTTGCTGCTGGCATGGATGGAGAGCCATATCGCTTGCTCATCATTGATACGCTGATGATGACTGCAGGTGAGGTCGAAGAGAACCGATCCCAGGAAATGACCAACAAGATCTTCAAGCCGTTAAAGGTTCTATCAAGGAAGCACAATGTCGCAATTCAGGTCATACACCATATGGGGAAGTCGGAAAAGTCGCGTCCGGGTCAACGTATGCTCGGCGCCGTCGCTAATCATGCCTGGTCTGAGGATAGTATATATCTTAGTAGGTCTGGGATCGCGGACATACGCATGGACTTTGAGTCCAAGACCATCCCGGCTCAGACGTATCGGATGACCGAACTCAATAACCTTTCATGGACACCCAATGTAAACCCTTGGCGCAATGATGAAGATCTAGACGCCAACGAAAATGGACAATACCCTCAGGCCGGTCAGCGCACTCGACGCTCACGCTCAAAGAAACCCGATCTATACAGCCAGGCCCTTTCTGAAGCACCCACTGGACTAACCACTGCACAACTCTCTGAGTTGCTGGGCACCAGCCGATCCGCAGTTCACCGCAAGATGGCCAGACTATATGATCAGGGCCACGTAGAGCGAGAGATCTTGCCCGATAAGTCGAATCGCTGGAAGCTCATTTAAAGATGCTCAACATCGCCATGATCCAATTTATCGAGGGCGATATATCGGGCGATTCAGAGAGCATTAGGGATTCACTGGAAATAAACTCTATTCGATATGCGCGATGCATCGAAAGAAAAATGCCTTATGGATCGTGAAGAATTTCTCACATCAGTTGGAGTGATCTGCCCGCAATGCAAAGAAGTAATCAATGTACCCATTAAGGTGTGGATTCAAGATGCTGAGTTCGCCCACCTTGGTATGGCACAGCTATGCACGGAGCCAATGATAGACGACTTATGGGTTCACATGTTTAACCATCAGCTTGACACAGATATAATTGATTGATAAGGTGATCATATGACTAAAGATGACATTTGGGCTGCTGGGTTGCTCAGCATGACCGGGTCATTCACGGTAATAAAGGCCGCGGGCAACAATAAGAATGTTCGTCTGGTGGTACGAAGCGCTGTCCACACCCAGGCAATTGAGCGACTCGCCGATATCGCCGGTGTTAATACAGTTTACAGTTCTGCCAATGGCACCAGATTCGCTCAGATCGCCCTCTCGGGTGAGCCGCTTCACCACTTCATGGAGCAGGTGTGGGATGAGCTCAACCCCCAACGCAAGCGGGAATATATTAAGTCCCGCAGGAAAGCAGGCCTGTCATGAAGCTCCAGTTTCGCGTGCTTGTTACCGGGTCTCGCACTTGGCCCGATGAAGAGCTTATCCGCCGCACGATCAGCGCATTCTATGGCATGCTGCAAAAGGTGCTGGACGATGATATCGAACCTGTTCTAGTTCATGGTACTGCCCAAGGTGCCGACCAAATGGCCGCGGCAGCATGGATTGCCGAGGGTGGCTCAGTTGAAGCCCACCCTGCAGAGTGGGAAACCTATGGCAAGCAAGCCGGCTATGTACGAAATGCCGAAATGGTTGCTGCCGGCACTAATAAACAGCCACAAATCTGTTTCGCTTTTATCCACAATGGCTCCCGGGGCGCCACAATGTGTGCCAACCTTGCCGAAAAGGCTGGTATTAGGACCTACCGCATCACGGCAGGAAGCCAGTAAGGAGCCCACCATGGCTAAGCACGACACCCTATATGTTATCACCGCCACAAAGACCATTCACACCTTTACCAATGGTCACCTCAAGGCCAACCATGCCAGTGAGGAAGTTGTAGTCTTTAACAATGCCGAACTCACCCAGATTATTGCCAACCTACTCACCAACAATGGCTATCATCCCGTCGATGTGGCTATCCAAACCGCCAAGGGGTCACTGCCCTGGGCCCGACCAGTCACAAAAGTCTGACGAGGCTATCGCCCATCTCTCTCGCGCGGGCCTGCGCGTTAGTCTTTGAGAGGGGAATTCTATTCTATATATAGTTAGAAGAATTCACCCTCATAGAGTAAGAGAAGATTGACAGTTTACGTATAGATTTATAGAATCTTTATAGATTACTTTATAGAAAGGGCTATGATGGATAGCAAAAAGGCCTATGAGATTCTACAAACCTATCGGGCTGAATCTCCATGCATATGGGGACTACTTCGAGGTAACCAAACAACAGCTGCAATTGCCAAACTTACTCTGATTACTCCTAGCAGAGTGGCTGAAGAACTTGATAAAGATGATTCAGTAATTAGTACCGGGGATAATACTTGGGGCTTTGATTCAGACCATGAAGATTATGAGTTTCTTATCGAACTCAAACGGTTTTCTAAACAACTGTACTTCAAATTTGTACAATGGGAAGCACAGAATCCTGCTAATGGAATCGTAAAGTATACACCTAAGCAGGAGATGGTTCTTGGGCTATTGGCCGAACTTGGTCAACCTTTTACTACACTTGAAGCAGCACAAGTTCAAGGCTTTAGTAAGTCAGGTTATACTAAACCTCAGCTAATGGCCTTGGTTAGAAAAGGGGCTCTCAAAATGATTCCAAACACTCGACCCCAGCTCTGGCAATTGGTTCCGCGTAAGTATGGGGAGAAAGACTAGGGCTGAAGGTAGGACTATGGCCTGCGGCTGGGAGGAGGGCTAAGGCCATAACTACCAATACACATATTCGTCCGGGGTTAGCGCATTTCGCTCGCTCCCGCTTCGCGGGCTCGCAAAACACACTCCCAACAAATGAGGCAATGATAGAGATGGGGAAGTAATGGCTGAGACTGAAAGTAAGGCTGAGATAGAACTCGAAGAGCTCGAAGAGCTCGGAGAACCGGGATCTGAAAGGGGGGCGAGAGTGATTAACTGGGACGGGTTCTTTGATGCTTGCAATGAGTTGGATCAGCAGCTATTGGCTAGAGCTGAGAAGGCTCAGCAGGAGATTATCGAGGTTGATAGGCTTAGGACACGATTGGCTGAGATTAGAGTGAATGCCAGAAAGCATAGATTTTAGGAGTCAAGCTAGAAAGCTTGGATGGAATAGAGTGAAGAGCCGGAGAAATCGGCTTGGAGAGGGGGATCCAGAAGTCCGGGAACAATGACTCGTGGGACCGGGAATCATTTCTTTAGGACTCTATACTACGTTCGGGGTTTGAGTTTAAACCAAGTCTCCGTAGACACTTTGCGATTATCTGATGTCGCCGCAAATCATCGTGTTTGGAACAATCTCGTCCGTGTCTCAATTATTTCTAACGTGCCGAGCTCCGACGGGCTCATAATTAAGAGTGTCTCAAACTTTTAGAAATTAAACCCTGACAGTTTCCTGCGAGTTTCCTCCAAAAGTTATTAACATTTTAATAACCCTGTTGATAACTTATGCACATGTTGATAACTTATGCACAGGGCTCAAAAGCTCTCAGGAAGCGTCTCAGGGCGTCGACCCTCGCTCGGCATGCTGGCATACGCTATGGCTCCGTTACGGCGTCAGCAAGCGCTTTCCGGACACGATTGATCACAAGTTAAAACACAGTTATAGGGCATATACAGAAGCATATACCCTAAACTGTTACCAGCATTAGAGACCAATTCCTCCTCGAGATGTTTTGAGAACTGGGTAAACCGCATTGTATGCAGAAACCATTTGCTCAATGAGTTTCTTTGCTTCTGCTATTTCCAATTCGAATTCCACAGTTTCCCCATTGGTCATTTCGATTTGGAATGCGATGTGTGGAATTGACCCTCGCGCCTCACTAAAAAGAGCACGAGAAGCAATTGCGCGATTGACGATATGACGAGTGTCATATCTCTTTCTCCATTTGCTCATTTGTAGTCGCTTTCCATATTCACGAGAATCCATCGAATAAGATCCCATTTGTTCGCCACTACTTCACCTTCTTTCTTGAAAGTTTCAACTCCAAGATGAATCTCAAGAAAAGCATGGAGAATCAATTCCCCTTTGTTTTCGAGTTCTTCATCAGAAACTTCGTTATTGAAGAATGAATCATCAGAGAATTCACTCATTGCCATATCGTCCAATTGCTCAATGAGCGAATCACTGAGTTTCAATAGCGCATGTTGATTGATCATGATGCAATTCTATCACTACTGCGTGATAAGTCAAGGCAATTTGATTGACTTCATGATCAATATATGCTCGCGCAAATACCACGTTTTGAGGGCAGTGTCAAGGTATGTTGCGAGGGCGAACATAACGATGTCGTTATAAAAAACTTGCGTCATTGCCTTGCGCGATGCCTCATGCATGATAGTATTTATATATCGATCAACTGATCGACAATCAAAAACCGATTCACACAAGGAGTGATTCAAATGGCAACCATCACCGTCTCGGAGCTCGCAACCGAACTGGGCACCGACCCCCGCACGACTCGCAAGTTCCTTCGCTCGATCACCGATGCCGATGAGCAGCCCGGCAAGGGGGGTCGCTGGAGCATCGAGAAGAAGTCGGTGCGATCGATCAAGTCGAAGTTCGCGCACTACACCGAAGAGCTCGAGGCGAAGCGCGCCGCCAACGACGACGCCCCCGACGCTGAAGAGGTCGACGAGGTCGAGGTGCCCGACACCGACGCCTGATCTACCACACTCTGCTCCGAATCGCAAGGTTCGGGGCAGGGTTGTGTGTTAAAAGTTAATCAATTTGGCACTGGCACCCTCAAACCCACTATAGCGTGAGAAGCCCTGAGAGCGTTCCTGGCGCGAGTTGGGGGCGGGGCGCAATGCTAGCATACGCCGTGACACTCCCCAGGGCGCCAAACACACCCCCTCAAACTGGGGGGTGAGTTGCCTTAGAGAACGGGGTCGACAGTGGTATGATTGAATCATGAACAACAACGACAAGGCGACCATCGCGAAGGAAATCAACCTCCGCATTCGCGCTCGCTATGAGGGATTGAAGTTCACGCCGATTGAGCAACCCGCCAACCGCGCCAAGAATGCATCGCGAGGCAAGCCCGCTCCGCGCAAGAACCGCACCATTCTCTGAGGGGATATCATGAACCGCTTGCAGGAAAACCTGACTGCCGTCGCTGGAGGGGCATGCATGCTTCTCGCCATCGCCGGAACCGCAATTGCTCCCCATGTGACTGTGATCGACATGCAAGATCATGCATTGCAAGTTGGTTGGGGTCATCTCACCGCTTCCCTGGTGATCGACGGAAGCAACTCTTTCATCGCCGATTGCACGCTCGATGAACTGATCAGCGCTCCCGAAACATGCCACACCACGCTTCGCCCTACCACACTTGAGGGATTGAAGCAAGGACCGATCATCACGCACTCCGTGCCCCTGTTTTGGGGGAACGGGGTTGCATGATCGCGACTCACGCGGTAGAATTGAAGCATCACCAACTACAACACTAAGGAGTTGAAATAATGGCCATCACTATCCACGACCTCCACCTCATGCACGGGCTGCGCGAGATTCAGGAAGTCAGCAAGGCAATCCTCGGGGAGAGCAAGGAGAACGATGAAGTGATCCGACTGCTCGCCAAGGTTGAGAATCTGCTGGTCTCATCGCCCGAGGCGATCGAAGAGTACGAGGCGATGACAGCATGATCGCCATAGTGGGCCTGATCTTTTGCGCACTGGTCGGGTCATGGATCGCCTGGTATATCGCCAGCTGGTTTATCAAGGAGTGACCAAGGGCCCCAGAAATGGGGCTTTTTGGCGTCTTAGCGAGCGTCTCGCGCAATCGAAGGTGTGGAGGTATGCTAGCATAGGCAGTGACGCTTACACCCTTAAAGACGCTACAAAGCGCCTTTAGACTTGCTTCGGCTACGTGGTAAAATGGAAGCATGAACGAAAAACTGATCATCATGACCTGCCCCTACTGCCACTGGAGCGCTTCTCATGTTGAGAGCGACTCCGAACGAAAGAACCGCTTGATCGGAAAGCTCATCGCTCATCTCGAGCTCGAGAAGGATGAAGTCGAGCACCAGTACGTATGCCTTCAGTGCGACAACGGGACGATGAATGAGACCCAGGCTCGCAACCACATGAGGGTTGAGGGCCACGAAGTTGAAGAAGTTTAGGGGGTGAGACTGATGACTGACACTGAGACTCGAACTGAAGAAGAGGAACGCGAACGCGAACGGCTTGCTTATGCCGCCGCCTATCGCCAGATGGAGCTCGATGATATGGGGGTATACGAAGAGCCTTGACCTAGGACCCCGACTTCAGTCGGGGCTCTTTGGCGTGTGTAAAAGCTCGAGCCTTGACATTGATTTGACAAGGTGGTAGGGTCGAGGCATGACTACATACAAAGAAACCTACCACGAATCACTTGCGAGAAGCAAGGCGAAACAAGCCGACAAGTTCGAGAAGACCATGATCAAGAAGATCGCTCGGGCTATGGCAAAGACGCCGCTCTCGAGTGATGTCATCATCATCAGAGTGGGCCTGCAGGCAGAACTCAGTTGGCTCCTCGGTCATGATTGGGAATTGATCACCTCGACTATGCCTCAAGTCTCAGGCACTGCCGGACTTCCCCGGTATATCTTGAAGCGCAACAGAGCATGGGTGAAGTACCAAATAGACCTTGACGCATGGCAGCGCTCTCAGGTAAAATAGAAGCATGACACCTTCACCTGATGAGATCCACACCCTCGGGCAAGCATTTGCCTTCCTGGGATTCGGAGTTGCTGTTTGGGCCCTTGTCATCGGGCTCTGGATTCGAGACCGCCGAAGGTCGAGGCGATAGTCTCTAAGGGCCCTCCTTAATCGGGGGGCTTTTGCCTGTGTCATATCAGGGGGATCATGGGGAATGTGGGGTTCATATGCCGGGGTGTCATTGCATGATGCTTCATGGTCAGATCATTGGCATGATTAGGGAATCATGGGTTGATCATCGAGCATCGGCATATGGCAAGGAGCAAGGTGATAGAAGTGGGTAATAGTAGTCATATATGAGGCGGGGTTATATGGCGGGGTCATATATAGGGGGTTCATATCAGGGGGTATGGGTATGCATGGTGATGGCATTGGATATGGATGCATGATGCTTCCTTCTGCAATTGATCATGCAATCATCATGCGTATGTCATGCGCGGGTATCAATGGGGGTATGATGGAGGGCAGCGGGGAATAGGTATAGGTATGAGCATGGCATTATAGGGTAGGGTATGGGGGTATGGCATATGGGAACAAGATAGTGATGCCTCTATGCATATGTCTCTTCCCATATCCCTATGCATATCCCCTATGCCTAGTGCTATGCCTCTATCTATCCTCTCTTCTCCTCTTCCTTTCTTCTTTCTTCTTTGTTTAAATTGATTTAAAAAATAATTTTTCTTTGTTGATCATTCCTTGATTCTCTGATATACACTGAACCCCCCCGTGTCATATCCGCGATAAACCGCACCCGTCAATGTGAGACGGTTATACGTGCTGGGTTTGGGCTCTTTTTGGGATTTCTCTACCACGTACTAATAAGCCCGGACAGGCAGTCAGAATTAGAGCTTCACTTCAGTGAATCAGAGCTTCACTTGCCTTGACACCGCCTCATAGGTTATGCGATGATTGACCCATCGCCGCTAATGATGACAATTACATAGAGAACTAGGTCGAATTGCCCCTTGGTAATGAGTTCGTGGGTAAGGGTTCAGTCTAAACTGAAACGAATGGCAACCTACTGCGACTAACCTATACGCTGACCGAGCAGCTCTCCACACAAACCGTGCCCATCGGGTGGTGCGCGTGAACCCTCAGTGGAGAAAAGGCCTTAAGCTCGGTGCGGCAGTCAGGGGATTTGGCAGACGTGCTAAAGTCTTAAAACCGGTTAGTTGGCTTCTTGCCAATCATGATACCTACCCTGATTGCGTGGTCTCAAGCGAAGCCCGCGGCTAGAGGGTAAAATTGCTCCAAACCTAAGCTTGAGATATTTCTGGAGACGGGGCTCCTAAACTCTTGCCGGAGCAAGATCAAAGTTTAGGCTAGCAACTCACGAGGAGTCGGTGAGCTTCAACACCGTCATCAAACGAGGACTAATGGCCCCACCGGGTCTTGAAAAAGAAGAGTTGGGTCAATCAGAGTATTCCTTAGGGTAACGCTAACTGGTTGATTTTGGACAACTCTGCAGGGCTAGCTACCCACCGGTGGGGTCATTTTGTAGCCATAGACACACTTGGCTATTGACACTGAGCCACGGCATTGATAGCATAGCTATATGACCACGATCACAGTCACTCACTATGGGCCTAACCAGGTACCTGACCCCGACCACTCAACTTTTATCTCAGTGAGAACCAATTATGGGGAACACCAGTCAGTGTCACTTCAAACTGATGATGAGGTCAAAGAGCTAATCGCCAAACTTCAGCAAGCCCTAGAAAAAGGAGACCTTAATGGCTGAGCATATCCACCCCGATGACCTGCCCGGGCTCATTCCTAACGCTCCATTGATGGACTTGCCCCAACCTGGTGTGGAGGATAAGCAACCGCCCATCGATACCGGCTCTGGCATTCCTGAGACACTTGAGGAGATGCAAAAGAAAGCGGATGAGTTTGCTGCTAAAGGTCTGAATGGCAAGTGTTTTATTTGCCACCATGGGGTCTTTTATGCTCCTGGCTATGACCACGCTGAACTCGAGGGACAGATTTACTCTGAGGCCGGCGTAGATGAGTTCAAGATCAGTCAATCCTGTGAGTTTTGCTTTGACAAGCTAGCTGAAACATGGGATGGGGAATGAACTAGCCTTTGTCCTACTAGAGAAAGTGAGTTTGAGAGTTTATGAACGCTGATGAGCTTAAGCCTATGGTAACACCTGAATGGACTGCTCAATTGCTCCAGGTGAATGCCAATCTCACAGATCAGTTGCAACGCATTCGTGAGTATGTCAGTGACAACCCTGGCAGCATTGACGCTGACACCATTCTTCAGATGATCGATATAGAGTAGAGAGACTAATGGCAACCCAGTTTTGTGATGTCTGTTATAGAGAGATTAACCTGATTGACTCCCCAGGCGGCTCATGGTGGAGTCATGTAATACACCCCCAAGATGATCATGATGCGATTCTGAGAGATTTTTGGGACGCTGAGGTATTCAATGAGAGGGGTAAGTGGAAATACTCAGTCAAGATCAACATGATGAAGCCAGACCAATGGGTGGATTATCTTTTCCCCATCAACGAGGGTATGGCTTCCACACCTCCTGAGGTACGAGGGGTTAGTTTCACCCGGGTGCCAGAGAATTGGTCCTTGGTAATGGTAGAGTCACCCTGGGGATACCCCATTAAAGTCGAAGGAACAGCATGATAGCTAAGTGTAACTTATGTGATGACTCAGAGGGTAAAGCTTTCCGCGTACCCTGGGACAGGATAGGTAAAGAGCTTATGGATGCCCATCTGCAGGAAAAACATCCGAAGTTGAAACGATGAATAACAAAGAATTGATCGAAGAGCTACGCAACTATCAGAGTGCATATGAGTTTCAGTCTGGCCGTACCGAAGATGGGTATGTCAGATGGCCAGACATGGCCGAACGCGCGGAGCAATATAAGCGTTACGCGGATGAGTTGGAGGCTGCACAGGAGCGCATCACTGAACTCGAAGCCGAACGTGACGAATGGCGTCGGAAGTTCACCGACTGTCACCCGATCCACCTGGATGGCGTGCAGCGAGCGTTCAGGGCCGAAGCTGAGCGTGACACTCTCGCCACCCGAGTGAAAGAACTTGAAATGGACCTCCAGTTCAAGCGCCGTTCCAACGGCAGACTGGGGGAACGCTATGTGGAGGCCGAGCGTGAGCGCCAGTTAGCGCTCGCCACACTCGCCGCTATAACAGAGAAGGTAAGTTACTACATGCACCCTGACTCGGGCGCCGTAGATGACGAAGTGCTGGCCGATTTTGCCGCCATTCTCGATGCCTCTCCCGTCAAAAAGAAAGAGCACCAAGAAGAGTTTGGTGTCCGACCTTTAGATGAAGAATGGCATCCTGGGGATGCTTGCGGATCTTGCGGAAGTACTAAAACCTATCTAGACGATGACATGATCGCATGCTGTCGTTCTTGCGGAAGGAGTGATGCTGATGAGTGACCTGACCGAAACCCTGGCCGAGATACATAAGCACATTGATAGTGATCCGACCTATTATGAACGTAAGATGTTGTCCGCCATAGAGAGTGTGCTGACGCTGTGCGACGAGTATGAACAGCCACGACACACCCAGGAGCCATTGACTCGCCGCATTCGCAAGGCTCTGACTGATGCGTTGGCTTAGCCTTGACGCGGTTTATTAGATGCTATAGCATTGCATCATGACCGAATCGCCCAAGCCAAAGCCACCAAATAATCCTCCACACCCGCCGGCAGCATTTTTCGCCGGTACTAAGATGTGGGAGCGATATCGGGGTCTAATCGCTGCTTCGGAATGGGTCGGTTCTTATGAGATTGAGGATCCCGAGGGGAAGCAATACGCCTCAATCACGATCAGCGCTGCATTCAATCGCGCAAAGTCGCTCTCTAATGCGCTTAAAATGTTCCCTGAAGCGCCTGACGATATGCTTATTGCATATGACATGTTGACTAAAGGGCTTGCGCGCATGGAGCGCAAAATCGCTCGACTTTATCGGGAGAAGATTGCGACACTAAAGACAGTTACTGTGAGGAGTAAATAACAATGGCAATTGAGGTTTCGAACTGGGATGTATTGATTACACCACAAGGTCGAAAGCCCTACAAAAACCGACGAGAGCTTGAGAAAGCTTGGAATGAGAACGCTGACTTCGTTCATGGACGAACTGGAGTATGGCTTTCTCAGCGGGAAATCAAACAATATGCTCCTCAGGTTGAGCGGGTAATTATCCGCTACGGTGAAAGACTCGAGAAGACTTTTACCGCATGGGTTAGAGAAGGAACTAAGGGTGAGCAACCAAGTAGTTAATGCCACAATCAGAGTTCGAGCCATCCCTCTGGGGGCTCTTGAGCAGATTATGGATCTGATTGCTGAGGAGGCTAATCGGGTATCTTGTGACTTTACACCCACGCAAGAACAATTGCTGGTTGGTGTGGATAAGAAACCTCAGCTATGGTCTCGCGATAAGCCTTTGAGTTCGGTTCGTGGTCATGGTAAGATGGAGAAATGATCCCCCAAAGTACTGAACAGCAGAACTGGCAAGTCCAGACCCTTGATGGCGTATGCATGAGTGATCATTCCACACAAGAGGAAGCTCAGGCCGAGCGCGAACGACTTTCAAAAGATTACCAGGAATACTTTAGAGTAAGGAGAACCGCATAATGGCCAGTTTTCTAGAAGATGCCAAGGGTAAAACTGTTGTAGAAGTCGCTGCACGTATTTCCCATGACTATGACATCGAGTTTCATAAGGTACTAACTGGTATTCTCAGGGTTACTGATCTTTGGAATCAGTACGAGGATCTTAGAAACTTCAAAGAGATTGTCGATACACTGCAAATTAAGGTAGTTGTAAGACAACCTCCCGAGTTTGATAGTCCTGAATGGGCTACTCCTGAAGCCTATATAGGACCGCTTGTGGGTGTGGTGTTTGAGGACACCCTCTTTAAGCCATCTCAGCTGGTTTTTAATTCTGATGGTTATGCCACCATACCTCTTCGCTCCTTTATTGCTCAAGTATCGAGGGCGGAGAACGAAAAGCCTTGACAAGGTTTATCATGCGCCTATAGCATGATGATGCACCACCTAAAATGCCAAGGAAACCGAAGAAAGGGATACCAAGTGAATCTCAAAAAGCTAGTTGCTCTTGCGGGAGTAACAGCCGTAGTTGCCACCGGGGCGGTGATGTTCGGGGCAATGCCAGCATCGGCACACACACCTACTGTGACTGCGGACTGTTCGACTGGGTTGACAGTTAACCTAGTGGACTATTCAACGAATGGTGGTCATCCTCAGGATAACGAGGTGACTGTAACCATCGATGGTACTCAGGTCGATGACCAGCAGTTCGGTGCCTCGTTCAACCAGACGTACCCGCTGGGCGACCAGTATGCTGCTCATACCTACGAGGTGAAGGTCAATGCCTGGGATGGCAAGCAGTACGACCTCGACAAGAGCGGCTCACTCGATGCCTGCAAGACTGACCCTGCTCAGCCGCCAGCACAGGTAACTGATACTGATTGGGTCGATGGAACTGCAGTTTGCGGTGACACTACCATCGCTCAGACTCGTACTGAGACCACGACGCCTTATGTTTTGGTTGATCACGAGTGGGTGCTCGACAGTGACCATGCAACTTCGGTTACTCAGACTCAGACTAGGCCGCTTAGCGATGCCGAACTGGCTGCACTTCAGCAGAGCTGCGCACCGCCCATTCCAGAACCTCAGCAATGCACCTCAACTGGTAGCTGGTATAGTGAAGACACCGCTCCCATTCAGGGTGAAGATGGTCTGGACTTTAAGGGTCAGGGTACCGCAGTCGATTACTACCAGCCGGTAACGGGAAATCTGCAGGGGTTGGGTAACCAGTCCATCACCTTTGCGAATGTTTCGGGGTATCAGCCCAGTTTCACCATCGTTTTCAACCGCGAGGGTAATTCTGGATATGCCAACTTGGTTGCTGAGTGGTACATGAATGGTGGCTCGCCTGACACGGCTGGAACCTTCAGCATCGATGCGACCACCAAGTTCTGGACGAACAAGATTGCCAATCCTGCACCAGGCAGCCAGTCTGACCCGCAGCCCTTGAGCTTCTTCGTTCAGGAGTATCCTAACAATGAGCTCATCTCATTGGGGGCTCACCTCGGGAGTGCCCAGGGTGATGATACTCACAGTGCAGTGACTGCGATCAGTGGGTGCGCTTCTGCCAACTTCGTTCCGACGAAGCCGGCTGATGAAGTTACCGTGAAGACGACACCATCGACTCAGTGCACCCCCAGTGGTGGTACTGAGACCGATACGACCGTGACGACGACTACCCCTTATATTTGGGATGCCGACAACGCGAAGTACGTCCTCGACACTGACAACGCCAAGGCAGTTACTACGATCAGTACTCGCGCCGCAACCGCTGACGAGTGCCCCGTAACGACTACCACTTCCACACCGCCAGCAGCTATCTCGGTCAACAGCAGTCCTACTGGACTTGCTGACACTGGGAGCAACATCGATGCTTCGATGATCGCTGGGGGCATTATGCTCGCAGGGCTGGGCTTCGGTATTGGGCTGATCATCTTCAGCATCCGCCGCCGGCACGCGATGAAGTAACACCTAGCACAATTGGTGGGGCCCCGAGAAATCGGGGTCCTACTGCTGTGTATCAAATTGTTGACAGGGGCAGCATGATGCTATAGCATTGAAGTATGCCGAATCATCTTAAAGCTAAAGTGACATACCGACCTCGCCGTCGCCGAAGGATGTGGAAGTCATACTGGAAGAAGTTCTTTAGGGACTTCAAGTATGCCTTCATGGCTACTTTCAAGGAGGTCTTTGGTGAGCGAGACTGACCCACTGGGCAAAGTGCCAAGGTATGTCCTTTTCAGGGGGAGGAAAGCTCGCGTGATAGGATATGAGAACGGTCGCTTCGAAATTCTGGACTACCAAGACCAGAAAAGACTAGTCTCCCGGTCTCAAATCACTTTCATACCTCCTAGGAAGACTAAATGACTCGCTTTGTTTTGGGTCAAGTAATTCAACTCCCCGTAGGGTACACGGTAGTGCCCTATAAGCAAAGGGGTTCTGGATACTTTAGCATTATCGTTGCTGGGGTCGATGAACTGCAAGATCATGTGGGACTCTCACTGTTTTTCTTCACCGACTTGCTCACTAAGGGCGAAGTAATCGATATTCGATCATTGCTAAAGTCTACAGAAGCCAAACTGATAGATGCCATGAGTGAGTATATCCCGACTATACCCGATATCCCACTCTTTGAGCTACATGAAATGGAGTAAAAAACCATGATTATCCTTTGGATACTGATCGGGATATGCATCCTTGGAATGATCGTCTCAGCCTATGGCTTGGGCGAATATAGAGCTAGTAAAAGGTACTACTTCCCACTGACAATTGAGGGATCAGAAAACGACGTAAAGCCTCAGGTTGAACCAATTCCTGAGGTTTCTTTGTATCTAGCCACCCATACTGGTGAAATCAACGTAATACCCTCCCCGCCAACAGGTCCAATTGTTCTGCCCCACCTTGGTGTGGATGATGTTATTGAGATTCGTTCAGAAGTAGAGGTCATTCGTGAATTGCGCGAGCAGGTAACAGAGCTTGAATCCGAATTGACTAAAGAACGACAACTGTGCGCTCATATCAAGCGAATTAAGCAGATGCATTGGCGCACGATTGAGCGGCTTAGGGTTCAACTGAAGGCGATTGAGTCAGTCAACGAGAGTCTGTCAGTACAGCATATCTTGAACTGGAGTTACTATCGCTCACTTCAAGAAGTTAAGCGAGAAAAGATCTTCAGATTGTCCTTCCAACAATGGAATCGAGCAATGGTTTGGGAGAAAGAGGCTGCGCTGTGCCTCTCTTGATCCTAGGTATATGGTTTATTGACATCTTTCTGGTTGCGGGGTTCATTATCGCTTTGGGACTCTTGATGATTTTGGTCAATGCGATCATTGCGATGATTAGAGTTATCATTGAGGCGCGCTCAGAGAGGGTAAGGATTCGCCAATATAAGGCCTATTGGTGATTGGTCGATATACCAATTCGGTTTGATTGACAATCAATTCTCGGACCTAATAGGATGGGTGAAGAGGACTTATGATACTTCATGTAATTAGCTTGGTGCTAGCAGTGGCAAACTTGATCTTGCTCATTGTTCTACTCAGGCATTTGACGGAACTTAGTATCACAGTTGATAGGATTGGGATGGCCTATAGAACTAGGCAGTCACAAATCAAACAACAGACTGGGATTACTCATAAGAATCCTCAGGTAGATGCCCATGCTCGAACTACTAAGCGTGATTCCAATGACTTAGAAGTTCGAGGTGCTCGTATGAGTCGCCAGACCAAGAGGTACAAGGTTGACAGCGAAAATTTTAACGGTTAACTTCAGCAAAGTTCCCGATATTGTGGAACATGCTAGTGGTGTCACGCAAGGTCCTCGACCTAGCACTGAAGCACCCACAACTGCTGATGGTAAGCTGCTGACACCGAAGCAGATACGCGCTCGCGCTCGTCGCAAGATGAAGCGAATGGAACGCATGACTGACCAGGAGTTTAGTTACCTTTACTCTAAGCCCATTGACGAGTGGGACTTGGATGAATTGGCTCATGGGCGACCGCGTAATTCAGAGGGCAGGTTCAGTGGACCTAAACCTAAGTGGATTACAACGGCTATCCATGAAGAGGCTATGACTCGGTATACCAGTGCGGTTAAATCGAGGATGAATGCCACTACGGTTGATGCCCTAGATGTTATCAAACAACTGATCAATGATGATGAGCGAGATGATAAGGGTAAGCCCATTGTACCAGCAGGAACTAAACTTGAGGCTGCCAAATTCCTTATCGAGCATGTTGTGGGTAAGCCTACTCAGCGTCTCGAGCAGGATGTCTCAGTTAAGCTGCAGGGTATTCTTGGTCAGGTTATGGTAAACCCTGCAGAAGTACTGAATGGACACCAAACATACGAACTGGGTCACTTGCCTGGTATCACAATCCCACTAGGAGTTGAAGAAGATGCCGGATCCGACGATGACGAACTCCTCGACAGTTTCTCCGGATGACCCCTGTGCCATTTGCGGAACTACACGTGAGAATCATGGGGATAGAAAGCATAAGTTCTCCATCGATGGTTCACTTAATCCGCTAGATCCCCCCGCCCCTAGAAGGCAGGCTCCCACACCAGCTGGGCAGGCCCTAGCGAAGGACCCTACTACTGCAATGACACTTCGCCTGGTAGAAGTACTTATCCAAAAGGGTGTTCTTCTGGGTGATGACCTTATTCATATCTTTGGTGGTGAGAAGGCTGAGAGTCATTGAGGGTAACCTGGAACGTGATCTTCTATACATCTTAAAACTCAGGGCTCCACATGAAGCGGTGGGGCTACTGAATGGTGATCAAATCATAGAGCTCCCAAATCGCCATGAGGAGCCTACCCATAACTTTCTCATTCATCGCGATGATATACTCGAGGCACTGAATCGCAGTGGAACTATCAACTATGATGAACTGGTTCTCTGGCACACCCACCCTCGAGGAGGTGTGGGACCTAGTCGTATTGATATGCGGCAAAAGACCCAGTTTCCATATCATCTAGTGCTTACTTTGGAACAAAACACACTGATTCCTGCTTGGTATTAAAGCTGTCTGAGTTTCCCTGATAAAATGAGGGTGTTTCTAGTCTAGAAAAGGTCTCATGAAAACCCTCACCGAATGGTACCGATCAACGATCTGGTATAATCCTCGGTCTGTTAGAATTAGTAGTAACCAAGTCTTAGCTGTTAGTTACCATCGAACTGCTGCCACCACCTACTTTGTTTATTTGGTTTGGGGCATTCTCTCCTCAGTTGATGATGACCATTACCAAGATTGGTTTCCCTTTCTCATTGTAGTGGCATCTTTCCTGGCTTTCATTGGAGCTAACTGCTTTCCTAGCACAGGAAGAATAGAACTATTTGCTGCTTCAGCACTGACGGTTCTAATCCTGACATTCATTATGCTGACCCTTGTACATGCCGTTACAGTGCATCCAGGTACTTGGTCAGCTAATCTTGTGTTGGATGCCTCATTCCTCATCATACCAGTTTCACGCATTAGTTTTATTATCCGGCAGCTTTTGCGCGAGGCCTCTAGGAGTAAGAAGTGACTTGGTGGCAAACTATCTTGCTAACGCTTATAACGGCATCTGTACCTGCTGTTATAAGTTGGGTTCTGAGACGCAAAGGTGCTAATAAGCGACTCGAGCTTGAAGAGGGTAGTCTTTCCGTTAGTCAATTCAATGCTCAAACAACAGCCTATCAGGACCTCCTTGATAGAGCTAACAAGGCTCTTGCTGATGCTAACAAAACGGCTGTAGGTTTAGCAGATGAACTCAAGACATACAAGAGTGAACGAGAATCTCTCGTGGACACTGTAAAAAAGCAGGGTACAAAGATTGAACTGCTGCAAGAAGCAGACAACGAGAAAACTGATGCTCTGATCAGAACTAATGGTAAGTTGGAAACACTTCGCGGTTTGTTTTTAAGTTATGTCACGCGAACTGGTATACCATTGACGATGCAAGAACAGGCCATCTTCGATGATACACTCCCCAGTGATATTGTTCGAAGCTTGACCAAGAACCCGCCAATTACTACATAGGAGAAAACAATGACAAGTAACGGTCAGCTCGATACGAGCCAGCTTGTTCAGGCCGCTAATGGCGCGCCCGGTCAGGTTCTCGAGCGCAACACTGCTGCAGCTTGGGCTAACATGGTCGCAGCAGCCGCAAGCGATGGTGTAAGACTTGCGCCTGAGCCTGATGATGGTATTCCCTCATGCTATCGTGATCTGGCTCACCAGCAGTACGCCTGGGATCAGTACAAGAATCACGGGGGCAATGTCGCAGCAGTTCCGGGAACATCTAATCATGGTGACGGTACGGCGATCGACATCGCTATCACCTCGGCGGTTAAGAACTGGCTCGACAACAACGCCTCAAGGTTCGGATTCAGCAATGCCGAGGGTAAAGCCAACGGCGAGAACTGGCACTGGGATTATGTCGGTGGTGGATCCTCTGGTGGAGCAGATGATGGTTCTGCGCAGGATACCAAGAATCGCCAGGAATGGCTGATCAGTCAGGGCTATGATCTTGGTCCTTCTGGTGCTGATGCGGTCAAGGGTCCCAAGACGATTGCTGCTTACAAGGCCTACCAGACCTTCCTCAAGCAGAATTGGGGCTACACTGGCGCTATCGATGGAGAATGGGGTAGTGGAACTCAGGCAGCGCACCAGCGATACTGGGACTCACTGCACCCGGCACCTGCTCCTGCGACTGGTAACCCCTTTGGTATCGACGATGTTCGAGGCCTTCAGAAGATCGCTAAGCTCTACGGTTATACTGGAGGAATCGACAACGACTGGGGCGCTGGATCTGCTTCTGGTTTCTCGCAGTTCCTTCGAAAGAACTGGGGATATTCGGGTAACGATGTTCTTGGTCCCGTAATGTGGTCCGCCATTGCTCGCTGGCTCCGAGGTCGCTGGGGTTACGTTGGCAATGACGTTCCTGGTCCTGTGATGCGCGCCGCGCTTTCTCAGGCCAACACTGCTAATTTCCAGCAGCTGTAAAGCTCAACCAAGGAGAAACTAAATGAGTACCACTAGTGATACAACTGGTCAGGCGGTTACGCCCGATCAGCCGAGTCAGTACACCAAGGCTGCGATTGCAGTTATCGGTTCAGGTCTTGTAGTCGTTCTGACTGCAGTGGCTGCCGGTGGAGCAGTAAATCCCCTTACAGTAGTCAATGCCATTCTTGCTGCCATCACGGTAGTGCCGGTGGCATGGACCAGCCAGAAGTGGTGGGGCAAGGCGATTGCCGCCGGCATCGTTGCTGCTCTTCAGCTTCTGGTTACTCTGCTCTCGCCGACTCTCGGCTGGGGCGAAGTTTCGGGGCTGAACTGGTCGGCAGTAATTCTGGCCTTCGTCACTGCAGCTGGTGTGGGAATCATCCCCAACAAGCAGAACCTCGCATTGGCGGCATAAGTCATGGACCAGGATCAATCTGATTACGTAGTTCCAATCGATCCTATGGATTTGCTGCAGTGTGACAGCTGCCAGTAGGAGGTGATCCTCTTTCTCTGAGGGGCCCGGAGGGATTCTACTCCCCCTCTGGGCCCTTTGGTATATAATGAGACCCAATTGAGGTGAAAAAACCATGGCTAATATCAATGACAGTTCATCAGAGTATGAAGGTGGCGGGCTTATGCCCAATACTGTCTTTCCTAAAGAGACAGATGCTCTGACGAACGCTGATAAGTTTAGACTTCAATCCATCACTGGACAAGAAGAAGATTCACGAGCCCCAGTTAATCCTTACTTCTGGTATGGTAACGATTGGCCTGACTTTTCTGGCGAGAAAGCAGACGCTAGAGCTCGTAAACAACGTGATGCTCAGATCAAGCGGGATAACTCTCGTAGATATAAGCAATCTCCTACTCCCCCTAATTCTCAGTACTGAAAGGCAAGTCAATGCCCGAGTTTGGTAAAGTAGTTGGGCAATTTAAGACTATTGTAGTGGACTCGGATGATCCCGACAGTATTCCAGATATCCAATCTCTAAATGGAACCATTGAGTTTACACTGAATGTTGCTAAACTCATCGATGCCTCTGAAACTCCCAATCCAGTAACTTATGGTGCATCTAAGTTCATTGGAGTTCTGGATTCAGATGGCTACCTTTCCACACCCAATGCTGCGGGTAGCGGAATTTTGTACCCCGGTCTTTGGATGCTTGCTACTGATGACCCTGATATGAACCCTCATATCAATGTGTCATACACAGTGGTATATAAGCTTAAGGATGCCAAGGGTGTCCTTATCAATCTGCCTAGTCATACCTTGGCTGTTCCTGCTAATTCTACTGTTGATCTGAGCCTTGCCATTCCTCCGGATGGTGCTCCAGTAGAAGGAGTTGCTGCTGCTGAGGCGGCTGCTCAGTTGGCCATTCAGGCTGCTAACTCTGCAGTAAAAACTGTTAACAATATTGGTCCTGATGCGGATGGCAATGTTGATGTTGCTGGTGGTGGTGGATCTGGTATTCAGTCCGTTGTTGCTGGGACTAACATTACAGTCGATAACACTGATCCCAATAACCCAGTAATTAGTGCAACTGGCGGGGGAACGACTGATGCTGTCTGGGGTAGTATCACCGGTGATATCCTTGACCAGACTGACTTGCAAGATGCTCTTGATGGCTTCGTGAGTGATGATGAACTGGCTAATGCAATTGCAGGCATCACTCTAGCATCGCTGGGAGGCGTACCTGCGACACGTACAATTGCCGGTCATGCATTGACTAGTGATATTGCGCTTGGCAAATCTGATGTTGGTTTAGGCAATGTCGATAATACCTCTGATGCTAGTAAACCCGTAAGCACTGCCCAGGCTGCTGCCATCGCGGCTAAACTAGACGCTTCTCAAAAGGGAGCAGCTAGTGGAGTTGCCACGCTCGATGGCTCAAGTAAGATCCCAGTTACCCAGATTCCTGACATTGCTATTGTCAATTATCTGGGTACAGTTGCCAGTCAAACCGCCATGCTCGCTTTGGTTGGTCAGCAGGGAGACTGGGCAATTCGAAGTGACCTTGGCACGGTGTGGACAATCACTGGAAGTGATCCCACACAAATAGGTAACTGGGTTCAGATGAGTTACCCGACTGCTCCTGTGAGTTCAGTCGCAGGTAAAACAGGCGCAGTTACTCTTGGGGCTTCTGATGTGGGTGCTGTTCCTACTACTCGCCAAGTCAATGGCAAGGCATTGAGTGCGGATATTACTTTGGCTGCTTCAGATGTATCAGCAGTTCCTACTACTAGAACAGTCAATAGCAAGCCACTAAGTGCTAACATTGTACTAGCAGCATCAGATGTTTCTGCGGTACCCACCGCTAGGACTGTAAATGGTAAGGCTCTAAGTTCAAACATCACTTTGGCTGCTTCTGATGTTGCGGCTATCCCTACCTCTGATGGCATTAGTCATATTCTCCCCATAACTACTGCCGCTTATACTGCACTTGGTACTAAAGACTCTGCCACCCTCTACCTTATTACGGATGCCTCATGATTCTAGGACAGTGGAACTTTAGCGAGGGCACTGGCACAACGACGGCGGATCTCAGTGGAAATGGTCGAACTCTGACCGTCAATGATTGGGGCGAACCACATAATACTGGATTCAGTGCAGCTACTGATGGTAGTGCTCGCGCAGTTGGTATGACTGGTGATCTGGGATTAAATGCCCCAGCTGAAATTGGTCTCACAGTTTGGGCAAATCTTCAGACGCCGAGTGGCAACCCCGACATCATCACCATAAAGGATGCTACAGAAGCATCATATGTAGGAGTCTATTGGGGTGACAGTAGTCACATCCGACTCTACATCCTTGGGCTCGATGGTAACTATCGTGAATCCTCTCTAATTGCTATCCCGATTGGTGCCTGGATTCATTATGGTATTGCAGTGAATGCGACATCTTGCATCCTCTACCTCAATGGCTCAGCTGTTGCCACACTCAGTAGGTCGGCAGCGTTTGGCGACCTGATCACTTTCAATCTTGGTGGTAGTGAAGACTCGAGTGGTCAGCACTCCATCGGCCTGTTCTTCGACGCGACCCTGTACGACAACGCGCCTACTCAATCTGACGTTTATACTCAGATGCACACGCCCATTAACCATACTCCAGTAATAACCCCTACAACACCCACGATTGCTTGGGCAGCGGATGAAGGTACTGGTACAACAGTTACTGACTTTAGTGGTAATGGAAATACTGGAGTCGCTGCAAGCAATGGGTGGGTAACAGGCCATTCTCCTCATGCTTTTGCTGCTGCAGGTAATTCTACTAGTCCCGCTGTAGAACTGGAATCAGTTACAGATATGCCATGGGGTCCAACTATGACCTACATGGGTCTAGTGAAAGCCATCACTTATACTGGCTCGGGTGACTTGCTAGAGATTAAGAGTGATCACTCTAGTACTCGTTACCTTACCATTTGGCGTCCTTCCATATCCTCTCTTCTTCTAGAGATTAAGGACTTGGGGGGAGTAACAACAGACACTGTTGAGTATCCTTATAATCTAACTGGGGTTTGGGTCCACCTAGCTGCCAGGGTTGATGTAGATGAAATCAGTCTCTTCATTGATGGAGAACTAGCAGTAACGGTACCAAGAACAAGTGCTACTAATCTTGGTCCCCTCAAACTACTCTATGCTGGTGGTACTGATACTAAGTTCAATCAAGCTGCTGTAAATGATGTTCGCCTGTTTGGTGGAGCACTTGATAATGACACCATAAGGTATTATGCAAATACCCCAGTAACAGCTCTTACAATGGGTACTATAGGACCTTATGCAGACAATTACGCTGATACATCTTTCACAGTAGGTGTACCCTCAGGGGTTACAGTTGGGGCCTTGGTATGCGCTGCAGTGATCGTTTATGGCAGTGATCTAACTCCTCCATCCATTACTGGGTTTACTCTATCTAAGTCATCGCCAAGTGTTATGACGGCATTTGGTTTGAACTTCAAGGTGTTCTGGTTCTATAAGTATGCTACCTCAGCAGACTCAGGCACTTATACAATCTCCAAAGGGGCAAACCAAGTTAATGCAGCCTATGTATGGAGACTTATTGGGTGGACTGGTAGCAGCGACCCTTATGCTGATACTCTACATGAGGGAGTGAATGACTCTGGTCCAGCGGTAGTTTCATCTTTTACACCAGGCGGAGAAAGCTCAATGCTCATCTCCATAGCCTTGCAGGATACATCATCAGTACCAACCGGTTGGGTAAAGGATGCAACGGCTACATCTCGTGATGGGGATACAATAAACCTTGGTCACATAGTACAGGATTCTCCTACTGCAACGGGTTCTCTAGCTTTTGGTTCAACCGAGGGGGTTGTATCAATTGCCACAATTCGTCAATCTACCCCATCGACTGATGTTCTTGGTCTTAACCTTGGAGCTAACAATCTCAAAAAGTTGATGCTTGGTTCTCAGGAAATCAAGAAAGCCTATATAGGTTCTTCACTCGTCTACGACCGCACCTGATTGGGTGTGGAAAGGGCAATTTCTCAATTGAGTAAAGCATCGGTGATGATATAGCATATCCTCAGGAGCGACAGGATCGCACCTAATCGCCTAACTAATCGCGCACGAGTCATTGATCGAAGTGCCATAAGGAGTCATTAAATGCCCGCCATCGTCCCCGAAGGCAAAGTCTTCAGAAAGGACGTATGGTTCAAAGAGACTGGCTATGTTCCACACCCTGGTCAGAAATTGGTGCATTATGACAACACCCGCAATAAGGTCCTATGTAATGGACGACGGTGGGGTAAGACTCTCTTTGGTGGCAAAGAGATCGAGGTCATGGGTTTTCTCAAGAACTGGCTTAATCAGCCCATGCGCGGCTGGATTATTGGCCCTGAGTATCCAGATGCTGAAAAAGAGTTTCGCGTTGTTTATGATACCTTTAAGGCACTTGGTATTGATCAGGTGTCTGATAAGTTCTTGAACAACACCGAGAATGGCAACATGCGCATTCACACTCGGTGGGGTTTCGATCTTCAATGTAGAAGCGCTCGTCACCCTGAGAGTCTGGTTGGTGAAGGTCTAGACTTTGTGCTTCTATCCGAGGCTGGACGACACACTCGCCGAACCTTTACTGAGTACGTTCGACCTGCGCTCTCTGATAAGCGCGGTGTTTCCATCATGTCAGGTGTTCCTGAAGATGCCAATGAGAACAACTTGCTTTACTGGGCCTATTATCGAGGTCAAGATCCAAGCAAGCTTCAGTGGAAGTCTTGGCGAATGCCTAGTTGGACTAACACTGCAATGTTTCCCGGTGGTCGTAATGACCCAGAAATCATCGAAGCCGCTGATGATCTAACTGAGGATGAGTTCCGCAGACAGTACGGTGGGGAGTTCATTCTTAAGCGCGGTCGTGTTATGAAAGAATGGGATGATGATATTCATATCGTCAACCAACCCTATAATTACGACTGGCCCCTTTATGCTGCAGTCGACTTTGGGTACACCAATGACTGGGTTCTTCTTTGGATTCAGGTAGATCCTATGACAAAGAATGTCTACGTCATTGGTGAACATCGGTGGCGACTTAGAGATACTGAAGATATCGCTCGCAATGAGATTGCTCATATGACTCTCTTGAGTAAATGTCAGGCAATGTATGTTGATCCTTCATCGCCGGATGATGCTGCCATTCTTCGTCGACACCTTCATGTACAAACTCGAGCTAACACAGGTGGAGAAATCAACCTGAGACTTCAGCTCATTCGATCTGCTCTAAAGACTCGCCCGGAATCTCTTCCTGAAGATCACCCTGAGCGAGTACCTGGTCTAGTAGTTGATGCCTCTTGTAAAGACCTCATCTGGGAAATGCGAGAGGGTTACCGTTGGCCTGAAAGTCATTCTGACATGAAGAACAACAGTGAAATTCCACTAGATGTAGATAACCATGGTCCTGAGGCACTAGGTCGATTCTTCAAGGGTCACATGGAGCAGTACTCTAACGTTGGTCGACAGAGTCGCCAAAGCCGAATTAATGCCACGAGGAGACGGGCAGCATGACCGAGGTTATCAATCAATGGTCTACCATTAAGCCATTCGTAGACTCCAGTGCTAGGGGCATGTTTAAGCTCTATCCTGACGAGGATCGTGACCGCCTGGCTTCATACTACAAGTATGACCAAATCTACTGGAATGATCCTCGATCTTACAGCCTTAGGGTTCTGGATGGTGAAGAGCCTCTCTATATTCCTAATGCCCGTATCATTTCCGAGACTACTGCCTATTACCTTCTCAAGGGTCTTCGCATTACTACTAAGGGCAGTAAGGACGAAGAGACTTTTCTCCAAGACTTTCTCAAGAGAGAAACCTTTTACTCTCGCTTCAATGTTGCTAAGCTCAGTGGAGTAGTCAAGGGTGACTTTGTATTCCACATGACGGCGAACCCCAATAAGCCAGAGGGTACAAGAATCTCACTGATTCCAGTCGATCCTGCTAACGTCTTCCCCATTTGGGATGATGATGACCCTAACCACATGATCGGTTGTCATCTGGCTCAGCAGTATACTAAACCAAACGACCCTGAGAATAAATTGTACATGAGAGTACTAACTTACCTACAGGAGGATAAGACTAGTCAAATCTCACGAGAAGAGATTATCTACACCATCGATGAAGACTGGTGGGGCCCTAAAGCTAAGAAGTACAAGGTAATAATCAAAAAGGGCTTCCTAGATAGTCGAATTACTACCATCCCAGTTTACTGGTTCAGAAACAAGGATTGGCTCGGTGATCAGTTTGGTTCATCCGAACTCCGCGGTCTGGAAACGATCAGCCAGACCATCTCCCAGGGTAGTACAGACATCTCAGCCGCCCTGGCTCTTGAAGGTCTTGGGGTCTATGCAACTGATGGTGGTCGGCCAGTCAACGATGACGGCACTGAAACAGACTGGGAAGTTGCTCCGGGTAAAGTGATGGAGGTTCCCACTGGCTCCTACTTCAGGCGAGTAGAGGGTGTGGGATCTATTACTCCTGCTAAGGATCAAATTGACTATCTGGAGGATAAGCTCTATAAGTCAACTGGTCTTACTGATGTTGCTCTTGGAACGGTAGATCCTGTATCTGCTCAATCTGGTATCGCTCTCGCTATCAAGTTCTCACCGACTTTGGCCAAGATAGAGACTCGAGACCAGGAGGGTATCGATAGGCTAACTCAACTCTTCTATGATTGGAAGACTTGGGTAGAGGTCTTCGAGCGCAAAACCCTGAGCGGTGATATTGTTCCAGTGATCGGAGATAAGCTCCCAACTGATCGAGTTGCTAGGCTTAATGAACTTAACAACATGTTCGATCGTAGGATTATCTCAGCTGCTTTCTTTAGGCAAGAGATGAAGGAAATGGGCTACGACTTCCCGAGTGACTCTGCAATGGAGTCTCAGATTAAGGATGACCTTACCCTTACCCGATTCGCCAACGCCTCAGATACCACCGATCCTAATAACCCAGAAGATAACTCTGGTAACACGCTTCCGGATCAGAACCGGAGTAATAATAGAAACCGCCCGAATGAAAGTTCTGGTACGGAATCTACCACTAAGTCGATGAGAGATTCATCGCAGAAAACGCGGGATGCGTAAGGATGGTTAATACTATGAGCAACATCAATCAGCTCTTCCTTCAGAAGTTGCCTTCGTGCATCTTTGGTGGAGATGGGGAGAATGATGATGCCAGTAATTCCTCTTCGGAAGAGTTGGGCAGTGAATCCTCGCAGAATGGGTCAGAGAGCACGGGAAGTGCTTCCAATGATCTTGGGGATGCAACTCCCAATGATTCAAAGAGTGATGATGACACTAGGGGCCTAAAGTCTGCACTTAATACTGAGCGAGAAGCTCGAAAGGCTGCAGAAAGGGAACTTAAGAAGTTCCAGAAAGCTCACGATGATGCTGAGCTGGCTAAGAAGGATGAGGTTACTCAGGCCGCGACTCGTGCCGAGAGGGCAGAGTCTAAGGTCGCGAAACTAGCCTCAGGTTTGCTTAACCAGCGACTCGCTGACGCAATCCGAAAGGCTGCCGGGGACTTCACAGACCCCGAAGATGCAGTATCGGGTGTGGATCGGTCTCAGCTTGTCTATGAGCAAGATGATGATGACCCCAGTGAAATCACTATCGATGCCAAGTCGGTTCAGAATGCGGTTAAGAGACTTGCTACGGCTAAACCGCACTGGCTCAAGACTGGAACTTCTGATGGAGAGCCTACTGGTTCTTCTTTCGGGAATCCCAGGAAGCCCACTCCTAAGACTAGCGACGATGCTCTCCGAGAGAATTACCCCGCTCTGCGTCATTAACCAATAAACCTCCACACCGATAACAAGGAGAAACCACAATGGCAAGGTACGATAAGTACGAGCCGATTGCCGGTGGGTTCCGCGCTCGTCTTAACGCTGCGCTGACGCTCACCAATGGCAGCATCGGTCCGGTGGCAGTTTCGCTGAACGCCACTGGAAAGGTGGTAGTCGGCACCGCAGGTCAGTCTGGCATGGTGGGCGTTCTGGTGAAGAACGCTGCCAAGGGTCCAGTCGGTTCCTGGGGCACCAACCTGCTCGGAGGCACGCCCAATGCTTATGCACCTGTTGGTGCTCAGGCAGGGGATGTCGTCGACATCATGACCAATGGCGAGATCGTCGATCTGGACACCGACGACTTCCCTGCGGGCACTCGATTCTATGCTGCGGCTGATGGCTCCCTGAGTGCCACTGCGGCTGAAGGCTCGATTCCGGTTGGTTGGACGGTTGAGGCGGGACGCCTGGTCGTTCGAGTTGGCGCGGGTGCCGTTGCCATCCCGGCCGCTGGCTAAAACTACCTCAACACACTAAAGGAGAAACTACAATGGCAAAGCCCATTTCAGGAGATATCCTCCTCAAGTGGCTTCTCGAGGAAACCCCGAAATCGCTCACCGCGTTTGGTGCCGATAATGGTTTCAACGAGCGAGCCGACGTCGTCTATGCTGCCGACGGGACTGACCTGAATGACTTCTGGCAGGAGGTTCAGGACACTATCCGTCTCCGCAACGCGGATAAGTCTGGACTGATCAGCCAGTTGACCTTCCAGGTCTCGGGCATCAGTGAAGAGGTTCAGGCGCCTGCGGCGGTGGACTTCGAGGAAGCCTCTGAGTTCGGCCAGCCGGTGGGTATCAAGGCTGGTGGCACTAGGTTCTTCCGCGGTTTCGACTTCAAGTTCTATGACTTGGCAGTTCGTTACACCTGGATGTTCCTGGCCGAAGCCGATGCCGCTCAGCTGAGGATGCACAACAACCTGGCTCTTGAGGCGGACATCCGTCTTCAGTTCCGCAAGGTGATGCAGTGCCTCTTCAACCCGATCAACGGCAACGGGTTCACCGACAAGAACGAGCCGATTACGGTCTTCCGCTTCTACAATGGTGATGGCGAGGTGCCGCCGGAGTACAACTACCAGACGTTCTCTGGTAGCCACAACCACTACCTGGTTTCTGGTGGAGCGACCGTCACGCCGGCCAACCTCAACACGCTGGCAACTTCGGTTGGGGAGCATGGATACACGCTGCAGAACGGCTACAAGCTCGTTCTCTGGGTGAACAAGCAGGAAGCTGATGTCATCAAGACCTTCCGGGTAACTGGTGGGGCCATGTATGACTTCGTGCAGAATCCCGATACTTACGAAGGTAAGATCTGGGTTCCCACCGATGGGCAGTACGTTGGTGGTCCTCAGGGTACGGTGCCGGGTGAGATCGGAACCTATGGCCCATTCCACGTGGTCGAAGAGGGGCTCATCCCCGCTGGTTACCTCGTTGCGATCGCTACTGGTGGTCCGGACAACATCTCCAACCCCATCGGTATCCGGCAGCACAGCAACCCGGCATACCAGGGTCTCAAGGTGATTCCCGGCCAGCGCAGCGACTACCCGCTGATCGACTCCTTCTACCGGAGGGGCATCGGTACTGGTATTCGCCACCGCGGAGCTGCTGCGATCATGCAGGTCAAGGCATCGGGTAACTATGCAGTTCCGACTGCATACGACCCGGCTAACGGCTAATAACCTCGCCAGTGGGGGATAGTTCATATATCGGCTCTATCCCCCACTAAAACTCACTAAGGAGAAATGGTAATGGCAAATTACGAACCAGTTGTCTTCGAGGACTCTCAGGGCAACGTCATCTCGAACGACCCGGTCTTCCTTGCCCAGCGAACGCTTAGGGCTGCAGGAATTACTCTGGAGGACCAGTCTCCTAAGACCCAGTCGGCAACGACTTCTTCGGATGACAGTAGCGAAAGCATCGAAGAGACCAGCGAAGAAGATCGCGATGAGTCCGGTGCTCGCACCTACAAGGAACTCAAGGGTGGCGATCTGAAGGCTTACGCCAATGAACGAGGTGTGGACATCACTGGCATGAAGACTGTGGGTGAGGTTCGCGAAGCTCTTCGTAAGGCCGATGCTGATGAGGCCGCCGCCGCTGAGGTCAACGCCGCTAACAAGTAAGGCTAAAGAACATGGCAATCCAGGATGATATCAATTACGTCCGACTTATGTTGGGCGAAACTGATACGGAAAACTCCATGTTCGACGACGATCAGGTAACCCTGTTCATCACTTCCACTAGTTCTAAAGAAGCTGCCATTCTTATGGGATGGAAAGCTAAAGAAGCTGACTTTGCAAACCTGGTAACGACCATCGATGGAGCTGCTACTCGACAGATGAGCGATCTTTATGCTCATGCTCAGCAGCAGGTAAAGGTATGGTCTCAGCTTGCCATTGGGCCTGCTGCTGGACGAAGCCGAGTCGGTAAGATTGTGAGAACTGAATGAATGCCAGCGAGCTCCGCATGAGACGGAGAAACGTCAAGGCTTTCATTAAGGCGGATCCGGTAGAGATTGTAATCTCTAGGCCACAACCGCCCACTAAGACTCCTGCGGGAGGCATGCTTCCCTCCGCGCCAAGGGACATGCCTTCCCAGGAGGCTCGCATTGTTCTCAACAAACGTCGCTACTTCAATGGGATCATCGACACCGAAGCCGGTGACATCCCCCACACCGACTACCTGTTGGTTGCTGAACATACTAAAGACTTCCAGGTCGACGATCAGTTCGTCTGGCTTGATGAACACTACAGAATTACTGGGCGATACATTGCCCGACAGGAATCTATCCTGTGCTCCATCGATCTTCTAGGCGAACCGAATCGATCTTAAAATGCCAACGTCAAGAGGTGGTAACTCCTTCATCATTGACGATGGAATTATTGTTTGGTTCGATGGTCCCGAATGGGATGATATTGCTGCTGAAGTCTTTGAGCAAGCTACCGATCAGATCGAGACCTATGCTCAGGACAATGCTCCTTGGCAGGATAGAACGGGTGATGCTCGAGCAGGATTGCGGGCAGAATCTACTAACTCAGCCGGCGATATCACACTTACCCTCGAGCACACTGTTGATTATGGACTATGGCTTGAGGTCATCCAGAATGGTCGCTTTGCGATCATCATGCCAACACTCGAGGCCGAAGCTCCGCGAGTCTTCCATGCTGCTACTATTGCAGTAGCTGCAGCCCGTCGGGGAAGGAACATCTCTTGACCATCAGAACCTGGGTTTATTCAAAACTGTCTTCAGACCCCATCGCTTCTGAGGTCGGGGGTGTGGAAAATCCTCGAGTCTTCGCCAAGAAGAGCATGACTTCATCTATCGAGGAACACCCCTTTATTGTTTACAAACTGGGGAATAACACTGATGATGCGTTTAGTGAGGATGTAGAAGTCGAAACCCAGTACATTCAAATTTGGGTACATGACTTTACTGATGAGAAATCTGGCGACTACATGCAGATTGATAGAATCCTTGGCATCATTAAGAGTCAATTCGACAAGGCAGTTAGTCCCGATGATGGTGTCATTCGATGCATCTACCTTGAAACCTCTCAAGACCTTGATGATAATACACTGAATACTATCTTCAAGTACCTCCGACTAGCAGTGAAAGTGAAGAGATAATGACATACGCAGTTTACATCGGTCAGTCCCACTACCGTGAGCTTACGGCCAAGGACTTGGATGTTGAGAGCAACTCCAAGGATTTCCGCTTTAAGCGGGGTGAGCCTACGCTGGTTAACAAGGACGTCATGGAAAAGCTCCTGACCAACGCCTTTGGTCGATTTGTTGAGGTTGACAAGCCGACGGATACCAACTCTGGCGATGTCAAGAAGTCTGATGATGACGAGTCTCTCGATGATTCGGCAAGCATCACGGAGTCGGGTCGTGAGAGTACTTCCTCCGGCGGCGGCTCTGGTGCGCCTGTTTCGGGTACAGCCACTTCAGGTGTTTCGACAAGTGGTTCTGGCACGACCACTCAACAGTAATTCGTCGATCAAATAGATGAGGAGTTTATCGTAGGAATCGCTTGGAAGCGCTTTGCAGCGACTTATATAGCGACCGTGATAAATTACTCGATGAGCAACATTAGGCCCTGAGGACGGCATGCCAACCGAACTTCGATGCAACGGTACCCTTTATGGGATTCTGTCTGACGATAGAACTACCATTGAGGTAAAGTGCCATCGGAGGAAGTGCGGTTATGCACCAGGAGTAGTAGTACTCCACACCCTGAGTCTGGAAACAGGCCAGGTCATTTCTACCCAAAGGTTCAAAGAACCTCGAACAAAGAAGGAATAACATGGCACTCCCCGATTACGCTTTGCCGTTCGGTCTGCGCCAGGTCGTACTCACGCCCTACGCTGCTGATGGCACTCCTGATACCGCCAATGCGGTTCAGCTGCCCGCCTCTCGTACCTTCAGCTTCACCGATACTGAGGACTTCACTGACCTCGTCGGTGATGACTCGACTGTTGCCTCGCATGGTGCGGGTCCGACGCTCGAGTGGGAACTTGAGGGTGGTGGTATCTCGCTCGCGATCTGGGCTATCCTCTCGGGTGCGACTGTCACTACCACTGGTTCAGCTGGTTCATCGATCCAGACGCTGTCCAAGCTCACCACTGATGTTCGCCCGTACTTCCAGGTAGAAGGTCGAGCCATCAGCGACAACGGTGGTGACTACCATGCAAAGGTCTATCGCTGCAAGGCCGATGGCGACCTGGAAGCTGAGATGAGCAATGGTGACTTCTTGCTCACCAAGGCCAAGGGTAAGGGTTATGGCGACCTCACGTCGCACAAGCTCTACGACATCAACTTCAACGAGACTGCAACGCCGATCACTCTCGGCGGCGGCAGCTAAGACAAATGATTACGCGGGCGGCGATGGACTCAGTATGGGAAAGAAGTCGTCGCCCGCAAGATCATGACATGGCAACATGGGCTGTTGCATGATTTGTAATTGCGATATAGCGTTGATCGCTATTCGCAAGAAATTACGAAACGTGCGACGGGCCATGATGACTTGCTCACACGAATACAACACAAACAATAAAAGATCCCCTGGAGGACCAAATGGCAACTTCGAACACGCCTAAAGTTAGTTCGATCTCCGAGTTCAAAAAGAGTGGTATTGCTCTTGAGCTCCCCTCAGGTTTCGTAGTTAAGGTCCGAAACACTGGGGGTCTTCGCACGTTTATGAGCAATGGTTCTATCCCGAACAACCTGCTTGCCATCATCAGTAAGGCGCTCAATACTGGCAAGGGTGTGGACACCAAGGATCTCGTTACTCAGGAGGGGGTTCTTGATACTAAACTCCTCAACGAGATGAGTGAGATGATCGACAACATCGCCATGAAGACGATTGTTGATCCGGTTATCAACCCAGTCCCCGCTGATGAAGAAGAGCGCAGTGATGACCTTCTTTATGTAGATGAGCTTCCCGAAGATGACAAGATGTTTATCTATAGCTGGGTCTCCGGGGGTACCCGCGATCTTGAGCAGTTTCGCCGCGAATCTGCCTCAGGTATGGATGCTGTACAATCTCAGCTCCTCAATCCGCAAGGCTCCTAGCGATATTGCAGGCTTACGTCCCGGGAGCTATGAGGCTTTCTGTCTAGATCAAGCTGTTTGGTTCCTTGGCATAACAGTCACACAGGAACTTGATAAAATCGGGTCCAATAAGTCAAAGGCTGCGAGCAAGGATGAGGCCGCACGACTTCGAAGGCTTAATAGCTTGCTAGGGACTGTTGAATCTCAACCTAATAGAGGGTTTGCTGATCCAGCAGCTCTCTTTGGGCATAAGAAATAGGATCTGATGGCAGAAACGCTTGGTACTATCAAGGGTCAAATGATCCTCGATGTTAAGCAAGCGCTAGCTTCTTATACATCTGCCCGACAGGCCCATATCGCGACAACCGTTGCTCTTTCAACTGGTGCTGCAGCAGTTACTCAAGCCGGTGCTACAATCGCCGCTGCTGGTCTTGCAATGGCCGGCGGAGTTCTTGCTGCAGTTAATGCTTCGGCTAAGTTTGAAAAGACAATGGACTATGCTGCGGCTGTTTCCGGAGTCACTGGTAAAGCATTCGATGCCCTGAAAGCCAAGGCAGTTCAGCTTGGTCAGGATACGATCTTCTCCGCTCAGGACATTGCCGATAGCTTTGTCGAGCTGGCCAAGGCGGGTGTACCTGCAAAGACCATCATCGATGGTGTGGGAGATGCTGTTGCTCACTTGGGTGCAGCGGCAGATATTCCCCTCGATACTGCAGCAAACATTATTACTGCAGCAACTCAAACATTCTCTCTATCTGCTGATCAAGCAGTAGGTGTTGCTGACAAGCTGGCAGGAGCGGCAAACGCTTCTATCGTGGATGTTCAAGACCTGGGTACTTCTTTCAAGTACGCCGGTGGAACTGCTCATGCATTGGGACTTAGTTTCGATGATGTTAATACTGCTCTTGCCCTGCTTGGTAAGGCCGGCATTAAGGGTTCTACTGCAGGTACCTCTCTTCGCCAGGTAATGGTTTCCCTCTCGGGTTCCACACCAAAGGCTACTGCTGCTCTGAAAGAACTGGGCATTATCACTGAAGATGGTGGTAACAAGTTCTTCGATGCTCAGGGAAAGATGAAGCCTCTGGCTGATGTCTTTCAGATTCTCCAGGATGCTGAAAAGGGTCTTACCTCAGAACAACAGGTGGCCATCGATAAGGCCATCTTCCAGCAGAGAGCCATTAGCTCAGTTGCAACTCTTACTCGAGATGGTGCTGCTGGCTTCAATGAGATGGCTGATGCCATCGGTAGAACTACTGCTGCTGAGGTAGCGGGTAAGCGACTCAATAACCTTGCCGGTGACATTGAAATCCTCAAGGGTAACATTGATACTCTGCTTATCACCGCTGGTGGGGGATTCCAAAACTTTGCTCGATTCATCGTTCAGTCAGTTACTAAAGTAGTTGGAGTCTTCAACGATCTATCACCTGCTGCTCAGACTACTACTCTAGCTATTGTTGGCATTGTCGGGGTAATCCTTACCTTTATTGGTATCGCCGGCATTATGGCTGGGCAGTTGCTAAACATTGTAAACCTGGTTATTCGACTTGGTGATGTAACTGAGATTGCTGCAGGCATTCAGGCAGTCTGGAATGGGATCACAGGGGCTGCGGCTGCAGTGATGCAGCTTCTTAACCGAGCCATGATGGCTAACCCGATCCTGTTTATCATCGGTCTTATAGCTCTCTTTGTAAGTGCCCTGATCACTCTCATGGGTGGTTGGGGTAAGGTTGCTAAGTTCTTCAAGCCAGTAGGCGATGCGCTCAAGCAGGTCTTCCAGGATATTATGAAGGCCCTGGGACCAGTAACTAAGGCTTTTGGTGAAGTTGCCAAAACGGTTGGTGGCATCTTTACTAGTGTCTTCAAAGAACTGGTAACTGCACTACTTCCGCCACTGGTTTCCCTTTTCAAGGCTATTACCCCGATCCTTACTTCAGTAGCTAAGATCGTGGGCGATATCCTAGTGCCTGCAATCGGCCTATTGACACCACTTTTCCAGCTTGTAGCAGTAGTGCTTCAAGTGGTGATGGCGATTCTGCAGCCCTTTATTGGGCTCCTCACCGATATTCTCGTGCCGATTCTGAATATCGTTGCATGGGTGCTGCAACTAGTTGCTGATGGTGTTCAGTGGCTCGCGGATCAAATCGGTAAGTTTCTGGGTAGTCAGGTTCCTGCAGTCCTACAGGCCTTTGGTAAGGTGTGGGACAATGTTTACAATAACTACATCAAGCCATTCTGGGATAACCTGGTTAAGCTGATTCAGCCCGTAGTTGATTGGTGGAATAACACTGCTGTTCCACTTATGACTAAGGGCATGGACGTCCTCAAGGATGCTTGGGATAATGACATTAAAGCTCTGGGTCTTGCTTGGCAGGGTCTGCAAACGGGTCTTAAGCCAATCGTCGATTGGTACGTAAACACCTTCATTGCTCCCCTTAAGAACTCTAGTAAAGACTTTTCTGATGGGGTAGTTAAGTATGCCAAGGGTTCTGCTGATGCTTGGAATGGCTTTACCAAGGGCCTAAAGGTTATCGCCGACTGGTATGTAAACAACTTCATTAACCCCATGGTTAATGCTGGTAAAGGCTTTGAGGGCTTTATCAAGGAGTTCGTCAAGCGGTTCGATGATATTAAGTCTGGGGTTAAGAATGCTCTTGCTCCAGCAGCTAAAGCTTTTGACGACTTTAAGAATAAGTTCGAGGATGCTAAAACCAAGGTTTCCAATGCAATTAAGCCTCTGGTTGATGACTTCCAACAGATGCGGGACAAGATCGGCAATGCTATTCAGCAGATGCAAGATCGAGTTGCTCCCATTGTTGACAAGTTTAGGACAATGTGGGAAACCCTACAGACTAAGCTTGGTCCCATCATTGATAAGCTAAAGGATCTTTTCGGTAAGATTGCGGATGCTATCAACAAGGCTCTGGGTGATGATGGCAAGGACGCTGGTGGGGGAGGTGCTGGGGGCGGAGGTAAGAAGAAATCCAAGGCTGACATCCTTATCGATACCTTCACCTCTATCCTTACATTCTTCCTGAGTGGTGCTGGCTCTGCTCTTATCGGAATTCTAACTGTTCTAGCTGGGATTCTGGGACTTGTTGCTGACGCCATTTCAGGTTTTGCTAAGGCAATTGACTGGGCATGGAATAACCTCATTAAGCCGGCGTTTACTGGCTTCGGCATAGTAATGCTTTGGCTCTGGAACAACATTATCAACCCAGTCCTTAACTTCATTGTTACTACATTTACCTGGTGCTTTGATCAGGTCATGAAGGTCGTTGGTCCGGTAGTTCAATGGGTAAAGGATCGAATTGGTACTTGGGCAGAGATTGAGCAAACAGTATCTGACATCTTTACTAACGTAGTCAACTTCATTAAAGATCCCTTTGGTGGTATTAGGGACTTCTTCGATAAGAAGAGGGAAGAAATCAAGGGAGCTTTCGCCAATGCTAGACAATGGTTGGTTCAGGCTGGTAAGGATATTATCCAGGGTCTAATCAACGGTCTTGACTTTATGACCGGAGGTTTGGTTAGCAAACTTGGTCATATCACTGGGTTGATCCCCAAGAATAAGGGCCCGGAACGAGTTGACAAAGTTCTGCTTAGACCCAGCGGTATGTGGATCATGCAGGGTCTTATTGATGGGATCCAGAGTCAGGTTGGTTCGCTAACTTCTACTCTTCAGAGTATTGGATCTACAGTCCCCAATTCACTAACTGGTAGTATCACCGCGAGTCGAGATTTCCAAAACCTCTATGATACTATTACTGCAGGAAAACAACTGAACTCCACGCTCAATGCTCAGCTAGTTCCTAATGCTGATGATGAGTCTTTGCGAACTATTGCAGAAGCTCTTGATACCATCGCCAATAAGGATACAGTTAACATTGAGCACCTTGATGTTAATAACCCTGAACCAGAACCTGCCTCGAAGTCAGTACCGAAGACCATTCGTAAAGCCGCTTACATCCCGGGATAATCATGACTAATACCACTGACACATACTGGGATGTCGATGGTGTATCGCTACAGACATTCGCGATGAATATCCAGACTCTTGGTGGTACAAGGTCTTCTCCTGCACCTTTTAGAGGCGATGATATTACCATCCCTGGTAGACCAGGTCAAATCTGGATGCCTAAAGAGGTAGATGCTAAAACTGTAGAACTAGCCATGTGGGTAAGGGGTGCTAACAGCGATGGAACAATCCCTACACTTGGTAGTGATCAGCGAGATCTCTACGATGACAACCTACGAACTCTACAACACCTTCTTCACACACCAGGCAGACAGTTTACTCTTACTAAGCGTTTCCGAATCGGCGGAGTTCTATATAGCGCAAGTGCTCTAGGTGAATATGCTGGGGGTCTCGAGCCCAGTATGATTGGCCGCAAGGCTTCAACTTTCACTGTAGATATCAAGATCACTGCTGGGTATTTCTACAATGATGTAGTAACTCAGATGACTCTAGTAAATGGTGATAACAACTTCAACTTCATTACTGATGGACCCAGTTCTAACGTTGTAATTACCATTGAGGGTGCCAGGCATAACGTAACGATTCGCAATAAGACTAGGGGTATGCAAGTGCAGTATCCCGGTACACTTAATGCGGGCGATCAGGTAGTCCTCGATGTTGCAGACTTCATCTCTACCACTACACCTGATGGGGTAGCACCATTTGATTCCTCAGTGGATATCCTTCACTCTGGTGCGGTAGAATGGCTTAGCATACAAAATGGCCTCAATGTTATCAACCTAACTTCCGATAGCGGAGCTGGTACAGTTATTCTTCAAGCTCGAGGAGCATTCCACTAATGGCGAATGAGGGTGTGGAAGTTGAAATCTACCGGTTTAATGACCCCCTAACTAAGGCCGCAGTACTTCACAACACCATTAATCCCCAGATTACTTGTGAGATTGGTGATGGGGCTGGTTCACTTACCGGTTTCAATCTTGATCCCGAGATTGTTAGAGATCCTACTCTTCTAGACTATCTAAACATCGTTAAGATGAGGATAGATGGAGTAATCAGGCAAGCCTGGATTATTCAGAAGAAAGGTAACAAAGACCTAGAAGCCACTCGTGCAGATGAGCACAAAGAACTTAGTGGTGCTGGTCTTAGACAATGGCTCAATGATGCAGTAGTTAAGCCATATGGTGGACTTAAGCAATGGTCCCATGATAACCGCTTCTTCAACTTTGCCACAGAGCGAGGTGCCTGGTATATAGATGCCGACTGGCAGGCTGTCCATGATGCTGGTCAGGTTCATGTAACACCAGATAAGATACCTCAACCTACTGACTGGCCAGACTGGGCTTCTAATGCTCACTGGCTATGGGGTGTAGATCAACCGGGCGGTGCAACCCCTAACCTGACTACGACCTACTTTCGTAGAGAATTCACCATCGCTGAGGGAGCTGGAGGAAATTACCGCCTTTACTGTGCCGGTGATGATTCAATCTCAGCATGGTTGGATGGTGAACAGCTTGTTAGTAACAACCCGGCAACTGGGGCTGCCGATAATCAGGGTGCATTTCAAACAAGCACTAAGGTAGACTTTACCCTCAGTGAAGGTCCACACGTTATGGCCTTTAGTACTGAGAACCTTTACTTCGGGCCTGCTGGTACTCTCGCCGCAGTTTGTCAAGTTACTACTAATGCCGATGGTTCTTCCAGCGAAGTCCCTCTTTGGGTCTCCGATATGAATACCAACTGGAAGTGCTTGTACAATCCCTCAAAGGTGCCAGGCTGGTCAGCTGGGGAGATTATTCTTACTCTTTTCAATGAAGCTAAAGATCGCGGGGTTGCCAACTTCGATGTTATGACGCCCACCTGGACTGCAAGTCATGACTCCATTGGTAATGCCTGGACTGATACCTATGACTGGTCATTCCCCATTGGTAATACTTACTACTCAGTGATCCAACAGCTGGAAGAACTTGTCTGCAATCTTACCATCGATCCAGATACATATGATGTTAACCTCGTTCCCAACATTGGGGTAGATCGAACTACCTATAGATATGATGTTGATGGTGTTACAGTTCTTCAATCCCCAGTGATCTTTAGACGAGGAAAGAATCTTACCTCTGCAGAAACAGAGGGTACTGCCAAACTTGTCAATAGTCTGATGATCAAGACGGACAATGGTTGGCTAGAGTCAGATGTCACTAATGACCCCTCCCTTACTAAGTATGGTAAGAAAGAGGCTACCCTTAATACTGGGGCTTCTCCCGATATCTCGAATGATCTTGCTCAGGTAATCTTTCAACACAAGGCTGACCCTGAAGAGGGTGCCACCTATGAGTTCATTCCAACTCCTGGAGCTACACCATTCACCGATTTTGGTGTGGGAGATTGGGTTCTTGCGCCAAAGGATACTGAAGAACTTGTATCCCGTAGGGTGATGTCTATCTCAGCTACCCGCTTGAATGCCGGCAAAGTTGGTTGGACTGTTGAGTTTGATACTATCTTCCAAGAAGATGACGTTAGAATCAATAACATTCTTAACAAGACTGGCAATGGAGGAGTTGGAAGTGGCTTTGCCAATGCTCAGGGCAATGGTTCCACACCAATTACGCCAGTATCTCCTCCGGTTGGACCCCCGATCATTAGGGTTCCTAAACCACCTACCGACCTCTCAGCGGTGTCCTCAGGGAAATGGAGTGCCGATGGTGTCACCCCAATCTCTGAGGTCACCTTAACTTGGACACCTACAAGTCAGAATACTGATAACACTGAAGCTATTCCTAAGTTCTATGAAGTATGGGCCCACCCCGCTTCGATGGATGACTCAGCCTATCAGCAGTATGCCATTGTAACATCACCTAGTGCAGTGATGGATCTTACACCGGGCATTTCCTGGGTTTTCAAGGTTAGGACTCTTACCGAATCATCTCGACCCTCGGCATTCTCTAGTGAGTATACATATACCACTGAGAGTCCTAATCAACCTATGGACCCACCAAGCACTCCTACACTTAGCAGTGATAAGGGTCTATTGGTTGTTACCTGGGATGGCAAGTTGGGAGCTAATGATCCTCCGCCGCAGTTCAGGTTCGTCTATGCCCAGGTTTCGCCTAGCGGTGCTGGAACTTGGTCTCGCATGGGTGCAGTTCTTCAGCGAGGCGGGGGCTCAATCAATATCCCGAACCTTACGATCGGCAGTGAATATGATGCGCGATTGATTGCTGTTGATGGCGTAGGGATCGCTTCAAGCGCGTCAGAAATTGCCAGCATATCGATTACAGGCATCGATTTGGGTGATCTTGATTCGGAAGTTACGGATGCGATCAACGCAGCTGAACAAGCGGCTATTAATGCCTCGGTTACTGATAACCTGGCGATGGACCCCAGCTTCGAAGATGAGCCTCTTCACTGGTGGTCAATTGTCACTCCCACTGAAGTAACTCAAGATGGCGATGATCCCCACCTGGGGGGCAACTCCATTCGGATGGCTAACTCGGCAAGCCTCGCTAGTTATATCGCCCTACAGGGTCTTTTTGACATCCCCCTTACATCAGGTAGTTCCTACATCATATGGGCTTGGATCAAGCTTGAGGCTGGGACAGCCATCGATAACGGTGTGGAGATTACAATAACCTGGGTTGAGCCCGATGGAACTACAACTCATACAGAATCTGTTGCGAACTCCCCCTCACTGATCGACACTACTAACTATCTTCGATTTAGTGGAGTATGGGTAGTGCCTGAGACTGCAGTATCCATGAGAATTCAGATTACTCGTTTGGATAATAACCCGAGTAATATCTACCTTCTCGATGACATCGCCATCTATCAGCAGGCTAATGCAGACCTAATTGCCGATGGTGGGATTACCACTGATAAGCTGGTTGCCGAAGCCATTACTGCTGGTAAAATTGCTGCCGGTGCAATCTCAGCAGATACTATTCAGTCTGGGGCTATTACCGCAGGTAAAATCGCGGCTGGGGCAGTCACTGCAGATGCTATCGCCGCTTCCTCGATCAGTGGTGATAAGATCGTTGCTGGTAGTATTGAGGCTACAAGCCTTTCACCTTCAGTGGGTAACAGCATTGACATTAGTGCTAACGAGTCAGTGACAATCATGGCAGGCACAATCAATGATGTTCAAGGGGATGTCAATGACACCCAGAGCAATCTTACTGAGATGCAGACCTACTATACGTTTGGCCCAGATGGGGCAATAGTTTCTAAGCCAGGCTCTCCTTTTGCATTGGCACTCCGTTCTGATAGGATTGAAATGCTGGAGAACGGGAACGTTGTTTCATACTGGACTTCAGGGCAGATGTACGTTAACGACTTCATTGGTACTAAAGTTGTATTGGGCAATCACCAGATTGAGCAATATTCCAGCGGTACGGTGGTAAGGCAGCTTTCATAATGGCAGATTTTCAGGCAGGCGTAGGGTCCGCTACACTTCAGCTTAGCGTTCAAGTTGCCGGCCAAAGTATTCAGGGTAACTATTCCGTAGTTAACTGGCAACTTTACCTTATCTGTGGTAATGGTCAGTCCTGGAATGCTGATTCTACAGGATGGTCAGTCTCTATCAATGGGGCTGGTTATTCAGGTGGCTATACCTTCGACTTCAGGCATGAAACCGTTCACCTTATTGCCTCAGGTTCAACTGTTGTAGGACACAACGCTGATGGAACAAAGGTTATCGGGGTTAGCGGTTATACTGCTTACACGGGAACTTCAGCCATTGGTGGTCCTGGTTCAGTAAGCGGTAACGTTGGTCTTCCGACCATTCCTCGAGCTTCCACACCAAGCATGTCGCCTAACCCTTGCGACTTCGGGCAGCCCATCACGATCAACACCAACCGTGCTGATGGCAGCTTTACACACACGCTTGCTTGGTCATTCGGTACACAGTCCGGTACAATTGGTACTGGCATTGGGGCTTCTGCAACTTGGACACCACCACTCAGCCTGCTCAGTGAGATTCCTAATGCAGCCTCTGGAACTGGTACACTGACTACTACTACATATCAAGGTGGTACCTATATTGGTACAAGTTATGTAGGCTTTACTCTTAGCGCCCCCTCAAGTATTGTGCCAACGGTCACAAGTATTGCTGACTCTGAAGCTGTAAGTTCAGTTGCTTCTCTGATTGGTGCTTATGTTCAGGGTCTATCCAGACTGACTATCGCCCTGAGCGGGGCCGTTGGAGTTTATGGTTCAACCATTGCCAGCTATAGAATCATAGTTGATAACCAGACAATTAATGCCCAGTCTGGAACTATGACTTCTCCATTCATTTCTAGTGGATCACTTACGATCACTGGTATTGTTACAGATAGTCGAGGCCGCCAAGGCACGATTACCAAGAACATTACTGTACTGGCTTATTCGCCTCCAAAGATCAATTCTGCAGTCTTCCAACGATCGCTTGTTGATGGTACTCCCGCTGATGAAGGAACCTATCTTCGTTGGGATCTAAATGCCGTCGCCAGCTCCCTCATTGTGGGGGGTGTGGAGAAGAATGCTCTGAGCTATTCCATGAGCTATCGGGATCGAGGTTCGAGTGATCCTTTTACTCCTGACAAAGCTGTTACTCTAGCTGGAGTTACATTCAACAGCTATGATGAGTCATTGGATGGAACATTCAACATCGAGCAAGCTTATGAGGCTTTGCTTAGTATATCCGATGTTTTTGGAAACTCCTCTCAAGTGGGTGGTACAATTGCTACTGCCCATATCTTCATGCACTGGGGAAGCAAGAGTGAGGGTCTGGGCATCGGTAAGTACTGGGAACGAGGTGCCGTTGATGTCCTCGGTACTATGTATCAGAATGATGGAGAACGAGTAGCAAGTCTTCAGGATGCACTTAGAGTCAAGACTGGAGTAATTGATCCCCTTTGGGTTTCTGGTTTGCCTTCAGTTATTCTGGATGATGGTACTGGAGTAGTTACCGATTGTACTTGGGGAAGTGATTATACTCCAGTTCCTGGGGCTTCTGTTTACCTTATTCCTAAGGGTGATCCTCGTAATAATAGCTGGGTTATTCTCGGTACCCTTTCTTCTACTGCTTCTAGTTATCTCAATCAGCTTTACCCCGTACTAACGGGAGGACTTACCACTAGTAATTCTGGTTCAAATTACTACCCAGTATCATTCACCAAAACTCCCGATGGTATCGTAATGCTTCAGGGAGCATGTTGGAATTCATCTGGGGCAGTTTGGCCAGCAGGCAAGGTCTTCTTTACCCTGCCGGTAGGCTTTAGACCAGACTATGACCTAGTCTTCCCCATGCCTTACTATGGAGGATATCTTTCCTCACTGACAGTTGCTGCCAATGGTGACGTATTTCCCAACCAACCATTCAGTACCGCAGACTCTCGGTATTGGGGCTTTGGTAATGTGGCTTTCCCTGCAGCGGGAGTTGCCTCCTGGATCAATTACGACGATATTGGTTCGGGCATGGCTCTCCAGAATGGTTACACACCACTTCTTTCAACTGTTCTAGCCAGTCGCACTCTTAACTTCGGTAAGCCTCGTATCTGGGCTGACAACTATGGGTTTGTCTGGGTTCAAGGATGCATGAATACAGGTACATCTAGAGCAGATGATACTCTCATGCTTTCAGTCCCCTCTGCTTATGAGGGTCTTAATATGAACCACTGTATTGCTACAGCAAACTTCTCACAGATGGCTCTAATTGGAGCTACTGGTCAACCGGGAGGCTCAAGCGCACCTCTTGGTATTACATGGAAAACTTCCCCTGCAAGTGCTGGTTGGATTAGCCTATCATCAGTTACTGGGTATGAACTTAAAAGCGCTGCTCATACTTGGTCAGCCTTCCCCGGTTCTGGTGGGTGGAGTGCTTATGGAAGTGGTTTTACATCTCCGGGGATCATTACTCTGCCTAATAAGATGGTTAGAGTTAGAGGTCTTCTTGCTGGTCCTGCCGGTACTTCTCAGGTGGGTATTCTTCCTGCTGGCTTCCGAGGAACTCAAGATGCCTCCCACACCGCAGGTAATCCAAGTCTGCGAGCAGCAGTAAATAACACTGCGCTAATTGAGAATAACCCCAGTGGTGCAGTTTGGGAAACTGCAGTTTTCGCCGGTAATAATGGGTGGTTCTCCTTGGATATTCAGCAGTTTGCTCTAGGAGGATAACTCTTATGATACAACTAGTTACTACCCTTAACATAGACTGGGATGAAGCCGATGATCCTGCCCGCTTCATCACAAACCTCCAGGATGGTGTGCAAACTTGCGTGAACGCCATTCCTGGTGCCAGTAATGCTGTCACAGTTGCATCGATAATTAGTGGGGCTGATGATGATGCGACAGGATAATTCTGATAAGGGCTAGGAGAATCCTTAAATCGCTGTGCACCTATCAGGTCGAGTGATTGATAAGAAGCGTAAATTGAGCGCTTAAAGACACAAAAAAAAAAAAAAAAAAAAAAAAAAAAAAAAACCCCCCCCCGCCCGCCTCCCCCCGCCCCCCCCCCCCCCCCCCCCGCCGGCGGCCCCCCCCCCCCCCCCCGCGTGTTGGTTTCTTTTTCGTAGGCCGGCGCGCGGTCGGACGACA